ATTCACGGCCGTGGAGCTCGTATACGAGATGAATACCTTTCCAGCATACTTAGCCGCATTGATCGGATCGTATGTCACTTCGTCTTCTCCTCCCCACACATTCGTCGCCGTGATTGCCGTATATTTCTTCTGAATGATAGAGATGTAGTCATTTGCCGTCACGGCACGATTTTGAGCAATCAGAGACGCTGGAGCATTAATGCGAATTGAATCGATCGATTCTTGTTCAGCACCGCCTGCAGAAAATCCAGTTGTTGTTACGGTCACGACCGAAGTATTAAGATTATCCGGACTTGATTTCAATACAGAATCGGCATACGCAAAATTCGATACGCCATTAGCAGCTGAACCTTGAGTCGAGACATACGTAAGTTGAACGACGTTTAGATTATTCAAAGCCTGACCAACTACTCCGTCACCAAAGGTAATTTCATATGCGCCAGCGCTATTCTGCGAGAGGTAATATATCTTAGCCGTACCGGTCACGTTAGTAATATCGCCGCCATAGGATGCAAGAAATTGATCGATAGGCGTATATGGAGTCTTATTCAACATACTCTGATTGTCATACACGTTGACTTTCAGAGTAGAGATATCGGCCGCTGGATCGTCGATCATGAATCGTTGATCGGCAAGCGTGTTGTCGACCTGATAGGTCTGAGAACGATTCGCGCCCTGAATCAATGACAGCGTAGTAACATATCCACTCTGAGTAGTTACGTAGCCGATAGGCGACGAACTGGCCGTAGTCACAAACGTGAACGATCCATTCGGAGAAGTGCCAGTAAATTTCGCACCAGCAGGAATAGTTATCGTAGATGTGGCGATAGGAGTACCAGAAGAGCTAAAGGCGGCCGTGACCGTGACCGTAGCGGCTTTGATGGATCCAGGAATGTAGCCAAGCAGCTTAGCCTGAGAGATGACGGACGAACGGAGCTGAGCCGTATCGATGAAGCTCTCGTTGAGATTCAAATGAGCCAAGATGGCATTGTAGTGAGTGTTATAGGCCAACACGTCGAGGATCATGTTGAGCCCCGAGCCGTCGAAGTTCCAGTCCTTGATCGGCGAGTCCTGCCTCAGGAAGTAAGCCCGCAGATTAGCCTTGATCTGATCAAAGTCAAGTTCCGTTACGTTTAAGAGTGGTTGTGCCATAAGTTATCGTAGTCTCTCGAGATAAAAATTCAATGCCGCCTGTGTATTTAATGCGATGACGTTAAAGTTAATCGTGACCTGATATGCATTTACATCAGAACTGTCGATCACATCGACGGAGTTCACATTCACTCGAGGCTCATATTGAATAAGGACTCGAGTGATCTCTTTATTTATCGCCATCATCGTATATGAATTGGCATTTTCAAATAAGAGTGCCCGCAAATTGGATCCACGAAACGGATCGAACGGCGTCTCATAGAAGTTGGTCAGGACTAAGTTGCGGACCGAATTCTTTACGGCCATGATGTCCGTGACCGGAATGACGTCCTTGCTGTAAGGACTAATGAACGGGTCTCGAAGATCCAGATCCGAATAGGTCTGAACCGCAGCGACCGTACGTGGCCGAATTGGATTAAAGTCCGAGAAACTCATTAGAATCTATTTATGGCTAATGATTAAGTGCTTGCCGTGTTGGCAATATGAATAGCCGCCCAATAATAAGTTCCATATTGACCATTACCATTAATAGCAAAAGTGAAACTAGAAGAATTGATAATCGTGGTTTGTGGCAAATAATTATTAGTTGCTGTAGAACAGCCAATTACTATAACATAATTACTTGAAGGCAAAGCAGGAAAGGATATTGTCCTACTCAATGTAGCACTCATATCGGCTGAACCGGTGCGAATGTTTTGAAAGATATATGGCGAAGTAAGATTGATGGCCGATGAGCCATTCACATTCACCGTCGCACCATTCACATTCAATGTAGAGCCACAGACATTGATATTTCCACTCGGATCAATCTCAATGAATGCACCAGTCTTATGCATCAAAGACACACGTTCTTTACTAGACGTATCATCATATTCAATCACGTGACCGGAACGAGTCTTGATGACCTGATTGTTTGGATAGGCTGGAGATATATAGTTTAGATCGAGAGTTTGCTTATAGGTCGCCTTAGCTGCTTTTGTGCCTGAGATAGCTTCAGTTGGAATATCAGCTCCTACCTTAGATGGATTGGTACCAGAAGGATCCGAAAATCCCTTAGTCTTATCTGGCAAAGCGGCGATCTTCGAAGCGATCGATCCCATGACGATCGGATCTTGTGCCGAAGGTCCGTCACGAAAGAATCCAAGCACCCAAGATCCGGGCTGCAGGCCGGTCGCAGACTGACCGACGCCGGCCATTGATGCCGACGTGTTTGGAAGCAGGCACAGCGCCCATGGCAGTCCAGACGTCGGGAGCAAGCCCCTGTCGTCCGTATGATAGCCTACGCAGCGAACACGGACTCGACCGAGTTGCATTGGATCCGTGACGTCTTCTACGACGCCATGAAACCAGTGAAATCCTCCACCGTAATTTGCAAAGTCGTCCTTATGATGTGTAGTAAGCATATCAGCTCTTATTTACATCATAGGTCAATGAGTCGCGCTTCAGGCGCATGCGGCAATGGTACTCAGAATCAAACTGATGAATGACGGCCGTGACCAGATACTTTCCGGAAACCGTACGATCGAAGTAGTCATCAGACAGGCCCTTCATCGCCTTAGCGCTATAGCGTTGAAAAAATCTGAGATCGACCGGTTTTGGAATTTGAAGGGTGATCTTACGACCGGGTCTCATATTAAAATCACCGGCCGTCGTGATCTCGTGTGTAATGGTATCGAGAGTCTCGACTAGAGAGTTATACGTACCCAGGCGATTGACCATTAAATCGTGATAGGTCTTCGCAGATCCATCGGTGGAATATGCCAGTGAGTTGATCGGCAGATATTCGGCAAATGCATCGTATGTCTTATCGATATTTACAATCTCATTTGGCCATTCATAGGGCACTCCAAATGTATTTGAAAGCACCTTATTTTTATTCAGCGTTAACTTAGGATCGATCGATGCGTAGCTAAACTGCTCAAGGTTTACCGTCTTTGTCGATAAGTCTAAGAACACGGACTTCGAAGCATATGCGCCGTTGCCTACGGTTGGAAGTACTTTAGACATCTTAAAGTCCGACGATATGTCTAAGATGCGCTCGAGGCTTTCCGTGAAGTATTCGGCCGATCCCGGAGTCGAATGATACAGCTTCGCGTCTCGATACGTGCGATAGTTTGGATTTTTATTTTCGTCGATCAGGCTGGTGAGAGACTCGAGTCGAATGCCGCCGATCATTGATTCATATAGAAAGAACGGCCTCGAGTCTTGATCATAGGCTCGACGCAGCAGCCAATATGCCGCATTCAATGGATGCATGAGAGGTATCACGCCGTTGAAGCGGCCGGTCGAGCGGTCGACGTGATTGATCTTCATTCCGTTTAGAAGATCGTCGGCTATGATACGAACGATTTCCGTAGAGATTGGATTATTGACGGCGCGCGAGATGCGCTTAAACTGCGAGACGTAGGCTTGTTTAGACACGCCGACGATCACATATGCCTGAGTGTTTGCCTGTTCGCCGCGACCGAATACGGGATATTCCGTGACGTAGAAGGTAAGATCTACACTGGTCCAATCGGTGGCCGTGTAGTCGTGTCGACCCATCTTGATCTGAATGGTCTCTTGACCGACGAGCTGATATTCCTCGATGAAGTTGGCCGAGTCTTTGATGTTGAGCTTCACGATCATTGAAGCCGTATAGAGGCTCTCCGTGATCGTGAAGTCCGTGACGATGTTCTGAATATCGGCCTGCTCTCCCTTATGATTGGTCAGGATAATGGCGTCGAGCGCATACGCTGTCGGCGTAAGCGCCTTATCCGTATTTGGCTTTATGTTGCCACGTATATTAGGCATTTAGTAAGTCTCGAAATTGTTTAACGAACGCACGAATGTAAGTCGAATTCACGACGCGAATCCTCGACCTGTTTTCGTTTTCATCATTCTCCCAATCCGCATAGGATACACCGACGATTCTATTGGAAGGATTAATAGTGAAAGTAGAACCGGTACTAATACTAGATACGGTCTTATTCACGTCCTGTGCCGTCAGTAGAAAGCCTCGAGGATCCGTGAAGTAGTGATACTGAATATTGCCGTTGCCCGGATCAACCTTTATGCCTCCATATGCATTTACATCGGCGTCAATAGTTCCAACGACCGCACCACTGATTCCATAGAAGATTCCTGTTAAACCGTCTGTATATCCAAGTGCTATGGTATCTCCGACTATAGGGGAAAAAGCATAGTGATGGATTGCATTGCGTCCAAGAGTCACATACGGCAATATGCCTGGAGAAGCAATCTTCTGTCCGTTTGCATTTGAAACCGGATAAAATTGATCATACGTGTTCGAACCGATCGTCAGCGTAGATAGGGTAAAAGGAGCAGACGCATATGACGAGAATCGAAACGTTCCGGCCGATTGAATGGTCGACAGGAATGTATCCGAAGAGCCAGAGTTGACGATCCACAGCTGCTGCATGTATGGATCGTACTTCATTACCTGACGAGAAGTAGACGTGACCAGGTCAACTATGTATTGAGGATTAGCAGCAAAGTCCAGATCGCCGCCGGCGGCGGTAGCTACGGTCGTAGCGGCATTTGATGTAGTAGTTATCGTGACGTAGTGATTGTCATTGTCCGACATCTGAATGACGGAATACTTATCATACTCTTGAGTCAGATAGGTTTCCAACTGATTGCCAGACATCGGCCAAGAAGCATGACCGGACTTCAATTTGTCGTTGATGATGAAGAACGTCCAGTAGTAGTCCGGATCTCCATATATGACTTGAGACACGACGTCCGGTCGTGCACCGTTTTCAATGCGATAATCCGTATATGCTATCGTCGGATCGAGCTTGACTTGAGGAGCCGTGACGCTGCGAAACAAATCCGTGATACGCATGAGCGCACCGGTCTTTTGAAGGTCGTAGGTCGTCAGTGGAAATTGTCTAAAGAATGACATGTATTATCGCGTTGAATAGTTATTCAAACTGTGACGGAGTGTTGGCATTGCTCTTTGGTGCTCCCATCGCTTGACTCGAGACACCGGCATACGGCCTGATAGGAATCTTCGTGCCGCTCGGAGCCGTCGACGTGGCCAATCCACTATCCGGATCGATGCCTCGATCGGACACACCCATCTCGAGGAGGTCGATGTCGTTCCTCGTGAGGACTCGAGTTTCTTTGAATGAGAGCTGACAATCTACAGAAAACGGCGAGCCGTCATATCGAAACATGTTTGCATCGCCATTGAACGTGCATTGAAACGATTCGAGGTAGCACGCAAAGATCTTAGGAAGATATATGTTCTCTCGATCGCCTTCAAGGAAGCGAATCTTCCAGAGGGGAGGATAGTCAAGCACGACGTTCGGCGCGTCGTCCGAAGATCCCGCATATGTATAGCGTCGAAACGTGATCTGAATGCGTGCGATTGCGGCCGCGTCACGCTCCGAGTTGGCGATCAATTTGAAGTTAAAATTAAAACTACGGAGATTATTTCCCTTGAAGGTGGTATTTTGATTCGGCGGTTTAATCTTCTTTTGAGCAAACATTGCCGTCTCCTGATCAACACCGGGCAATATGGAAGCCAGAATCGACTTACCTCGAGCTCCAGTCAGAGAATTAAATCGCTGCGTGGCTGTCCCTACGAGGCCACCGACGGATCCGCCGATGTCTCCTTGCATCAGGCTCGCCAAAGCGTCTCGAGCGCCACCGGCAGCAATGTCTCCGAGTTCCATCATGTCGTAACTGCCGCCGTCCGTAAAGCTCACTCCCGGCGGCATCGGAAGATAGATGGAAGTGAATCTGCCTCCACCCGCCTTGTCTTCCTGTACGGTAAACTCGATCTGAGGAAAGGCGAGCTTGCCACTCAGCTCCAATAGATCTGATGGAAAGACTATAAAAGGATTAGCGGGTTTTGACATAAATACGTTCACAACTATTTATATGGCTTACAACGGTCGTTACTCCGTGGATAATCCGTCAAAGTATTCCGGAGATCCGACGCGAGTCTTCTTTCGATCTTTATGGGAGAGGCAAGTGTTTCGCTGGGCCGACGGCAATCCTGAAGTCCTCAAGTGGTGTTCCGAAGAGACCGTGATCCCATACATATGCAAGACGGACGGAGGCAGGCATCGCTACTTCGTCGACCTTAAGCTCGAGATGGCCAACGGCAACACCTACCTGATCGAGATCAAGCCTAAGTGTCAGACCGTGCCGCCGGTTCAACCCAAGCGTAAGACTCGTAAGTACATCACGGAGGTGATGACTTATGCCAAGAACATATCCAAGTGGGAAGCCGCGGACAGGTACGCCAAAGCTCAAGGATGGATCTTTCAGGTATGGCACGAAGAGACTCTGAAGAACCTCGGCATTCGCTTGCTAACGGCCTAAATAAGAATCATGCCAGAAAGCAATTCAATCGACAATCTTAAGTCAGCGATCATAAAAAGAAATGGTCTGGCTAAGCCTACTCAGTTTCTTATTGAATTCTCTTTGCCCGTAGGCGTGCGTGGAAATATAGACACCTCAGACTTGTCTATCCTGTGTCAGACGACGTCGCTCCCTACACGCACGATCTCGACGGTCGACTACGCGGGCACTCAGCGTCACTCGTTTCGTGTCCCGAGCGGATATACCTTTGACACGATCACGTGCACGTTCTTGGTCGGCAACGACTTCTTTCCCAAGAACCTGTTTGATAACTGGATCAATCAGTCCGTCGATCCACTCTCGTATCGCGTGAAGTACCTCGATCAGTACTCTTCGACCGTGAGGATCTATCAGCTCGATACGGAAGGCAATTTTGTCTACGGCGTCAAGCTCAATCACGCCTTTCCTACGAGTATAAATTCTCTAGAATTGGATGCCGGCGCTATGGATCAGGTTCATAAGCTTAATGTGACATTTTCATATTACGACTATGAGATCATAAACAATAGCACGTCGACTACTATAGCGGCCAGTCTACCGGCCAATCGTTGATAAATAACTTTCGTAACAACTGAAATTAACTATGTCACTACCCATACTTGAAACACCCAAATACACGGTAACCATTCCGTCCACCAAGAAGTCCGTTGAGTATCGTCCGTACCTCGTCAAGGAAGAGAAGATCCTCATGCTCGCGATGGAGTCCGAAGACGAGAAGCAGATGATCACGGCCGTCAAGGACATCATTCGCGCTTGTACATTCGAGAAGCTCAATCCGGACGACCTCACGACCGTAGACCTCGAGTACGTCTTTCTGAAGCTTCGTTCCAAGTCCGTCGGCGAGATCTCTACGATCACGCTGAAGTGTTTGAATGCGGAATGCACCGGATCCGTAAATGCTCAGATCGACCTCGAATCCATCGAGCCTGTGTCGAATGGAGCGGCCGTCTCAAATCGAGTTCAGCTCACGGATAAGGTCGGCATCACTCTCCGTCCAATCACGGTTCGCATCCTCGGCCGCCTCGACGTCGACGCTAAGTCAAAGGCCGAACAGGTCACGGCTCTGGTCATCTCGTCGATCGAGTCCATCTACGACGAGAACGGCGTGTATCGCGCGGAAGATCATACGATCGAAGAGCTCTCGCAGTTTGTCGATACGCTCTCGACTCCTCACCTTCAGAAGATTCAAGCCTATGTCGAGTCCCTGCCTCGCCTGACCAAAGATCTAGAATATACCTGTCCCAAGTGTAAGGTCAGGCATAAGATCACTCTGTCGGGATTGCAGAGTTTTTTCGTCTAGGCCTCTCCCACGATACGCTCGCCAATCACTACACCGTGAACTTTGAGATGGCGCAGCGGCACGGATACAGCCTCACGGAACTCAATGAGATGCTGCCGTGGGAGAGGGAGATATACGTCGCCCTCCTGATCGAGCACGTCAAAAAGGAGAACGAGAGGCAAAAGAAAGAGGTCGAAGCCATAAATAGTAAATACAAATAAACTAATATGGCCGACACCTTTAATGTAAAAGATTTTGTCTCGCAGATTAAAACTGCCGGTGTCTCTCTTAAGGGTGCTGCAGGTATTGAAGAGCTAACGAATCTGACGAAGGCTCTTAGCAACTACGCGAGCATCGATTGGTCCAAGTTTGGAGCTGGAGCTGAAGCTGGATTAAATTCATTTGGTAAGTTGGCCGGCAACGGGACTGAAGGATCTGGTGCATTCGAAAAGGTCGCTAAGGCTCTTTCGGGAATGGGTGCTGAGACCAAACAGAATGCGTCGGCATTCACGGAGCTATCTAAGGGCATAACGGCCTTTGCTAAGATTGAATGGGCTCAAGTTAAAATTGGGCTTAAAGCCCTCTCTTCCCTCGGTGAAGCATTTACGAAGGCCAGTAAACCTCTTGAAGATTTTGCCATATCACTTACAGTTCTTGGTGATTCTGAAGGTGACATCGCCGTATTTGGTCTCTTAAGTGAAGCTCTAACGACATTTGCTCAAATCCCTTGGGCTATGCTCAATACTGGATTAAAGGCGATTAACATATTTTCAAAGGTATTTCAATCATTTGATGATGCGATCTATGCGATTCGTGTCGAGGTCGTTGGACTCGCGGAATCGGAAGCCGACTTCGAAGCACTCAGAGCGCTATCATCGGCTCTTCAGATATTCTCAGAAGTAGCTTGGGCGAGTGTGGCTGTCGGGCTTAAAGAGTTATCCAAACTCGATGTGCTCTTCAAAAATGCTAAGAGCGGCATCAAGGCGTTTAGTAAGTCAATCCAGGATCTATATACGTCGAGTAAAGACTTCGACGCGTTTGCGCTACTATCACAGGCTCTGCAGCTATTCTCCAATATCGATTGGGCCGGAGTGACTATCGGCATGAAGAAGATGGCATCGCTCGGAGACGTATTCAAAGCCGCTAAGTCTTCATTTGCCGCATTTCGTAAAGTCGTAAAGGATCTGGCCGAATCGAGCAAAGACTTTGGTGCCTTTGCTCAGCTGTCACAGGCCCTCGAAAGTTTCTCCATCATCGAATGGGACGACGTTCGCTATGGAATGGAACAGATCAAAAATCTTTCCACTACATTCAAAGAAGCCAAGGCTGGATTCAAAGCTTTTGCCGCGGCGATCAAGGATCTATATACGGTTGAAAAAGACTTTACTGCGTTCAATGCGCTCTCGCAATCCTTAAAAACTTTCTCTGAAATTTCATGGAGTAAGGTGACTTTAGGCTTTGTGATGATGGCAATCTTGCCAAAGCTCATTCGCCTAGCGGCAAATGGATTCAAGGCCGCAGGAGAAGCCGTCGAAGGACTGGCTCGCTATAAAGAATCGTTTGAGTCTCTCGAATCTTTGCTCTCGGCGCTGAAGGGCTTCTCTGAGATCAAATGGAAAGACGTCTTCTATGGCCTGATTGCGCTGAGGATGATGTCTCCTCTCTTTAGTGCTTTTGGCAAAGCCGTCGATAGTCTCGGCGACGCCATCGGCTCTAGAAAGTCTAGACAGACGATCGAGGCATTTCATAAGTTTGCCACCGGACTTCAGACGTTTGGTCAGATCTCTTGGGGCAAGGTGCTCTTTGGACTGTTAATCATGAAGATGTTTGGCGGAGCATTTAAGGTATTCGCCGCGATGAGCGGCGCCCTCGATAAGTCAATCGGCATGCTCAAGAAGTTTTCTCGAGGTTTAGGCATGGCCATCACGGAGCTCGGAGCAATTGCGGCTGATCCAATTTTTTGGGTGGGTATGGCTGCGCTTGCTGGTATTGGACTCATTCTGATTGAGTTTGGATATGCGGCCAAGCTCGCTGGAGAAGGAGTCATGCTTCTGGCCAAAGCATTTGAATTGATGGTCAAGTCGGCCGTAGAAGGCGTCTCGCAGCTCATGGGCTTGGCCAAAACTGGTCCTGGACTATTCAAAGCCGCCGCCGGAATCGCTGCAATCTCTGCGGCTCTAGTTACTTTTGCTGCCGCGTCATCTGCCGCCGGTATGATCGGCGCCGTAGGTGGAATAATCGGCAAGTTGACTGGCACGAGTCCGATCGATCAGATCATGAAGCTCGCCGAAGCGTCTGACAAGCTCGATAAGACGGCGACGGCCCTCGAACGAATCAATAAGGCGATGAAGGGTATGCCTTCATCTTCTGGCCTCGATCTGAGCACGGGAGGAGCACAGGGAGCCGAGCTCGCCTCTCAGCGCGGCATTGCCGGCGCCGGCGGTCCCGGTGCTATAATCAAGACTGGAGCAAAAGCCATCTCGAATAAAGTGTCTTCCGTGGTCGTCAACAACAACTGGATGCCAGATCGCTCGACGGCTCTGATCCTCGCTCCTGCTATCTGAGCAACAAAAAAGCCTCGGACTTTCGTCCGAGGCTTGATTCCCAAGGCTGTAAACTTACGAGTTGGCCAACTTGGCGAAGTAGCTCATGCCCTTGCCGCCGTCATCGTCTTCGTCAGACGTTCCAGACAGGCCGTCGACGACCTCTTCTTCCGTAGCCGCCGTCGGACCGGGCTCAGGAGCCGGAGCGGAACGACGAGGAGCAGGAGTGGGCAGCTCTTCGACGTCTTCAGCCGTAGCCGGACCGTCGATTGCCGCGTCACCCAAGACGTCTACCAGCTTCTTCTTGAGCTCGTTATAGGTCTTATAGTTTTTGGGATCGATGATGTCCTTGAGGGGCTGGAGCTGCTTGTACAGCGCTTCCAGCTGCTTATCGTCTCCGTTGTACAGTTGAGTCGGAGCTTCGAACTCGGACTTGTCGTAGTTACGATAGCCCTCGACCTGACGGATCTTCAGCTTGAAGTTTGCGCCGCCCCAGAAGTCGAAGGGATTCACGGCCTGATCTCCCGGAAACTGAGGATGCATCAAGTCGTCGATCTTGTCCCAGATCTTCTTGCCGAACTTGAACAGGAACGTCTTGCCCTCGTTGGCCGGATTGCCCGGATCCGAGACGACCAAGATGTTTGCGACGTAGTGAAGGCGACGCTTCTGAGAACGAGCTTGCTTGCGCTCGGGAGAGTTGTCGTCCGATGAAGCGTTCCACAGCTTCGAGTTGAGTTCCGACACCGGATCGGTAGCTCCGATCGAGGTCAGAGAGTTTTCGATGTACCAGCGACCGGTCGGTCCCTTGAAGCCGTGATCCCAGAAGCGGACCCATGCGACGTCTTCACCCTCGCCAGCCGGAAGGAAGCGAATGACCGCGTAGCCGTTGCCGGCCTTGTCGACGGTCGGCGACCAGTAGCGATCGTCGGCTTCGTACTTGTTCGTGTTGAGTTTATCCGCGGCAGCCAAGAGCTTACTCATGGAAGCCGTGCGATTTGCTTTTAATGAAGCGAATGACATATGTATCAGTGTATTTTGTGTGTTGCGTTGTATGTTAGTATTGCCGAACACTCATTCGGCGCCAACATTATCTATACTAAACTATTTTAGACCGAAGTAAAGGTCCGAATTACGATGCCTTTCATCGTGGGCTGATGAAGGCTCTGCTCGAGGATGCGCCCGTACGCCTTCACTCGAGTAGAGTGTTCTTCCCACATGCTCAGCGGATCCTTGACCTTGGGCATCTCCCGCTCGATGAACTTGGTGAGGCATTGAATGATCGCGGCCGTGTGAATCGACGTCTTGCCCGAGGCGTACGACTGAAGCAGACGAGGAGGCTTGCCCTCCTGAGTCGTGTCGAGGAGCAGGCCGTCGAAGGTCTCACCGGACTCGGCGAGCGCCTTCATCTCCTGCTCGAATCGATAGTTCATGGACTCGTGCCAAGCACGAAGTTCCACGAGCGGCTCCTCGTTCATGTCGCCGATCCACTTGTTTCCGGCCATCACATTCGACGCGCAGTACCACACGCACTCGTTGAAGTCTGAGTGCTTGCGAGCCAGCTTCTCGAAGTGATATCGATCCTTGCGGACATCGAATGCCTTCTGAGTCAGGCTTGGCATCTTGAAGCGGTACTTCACGGCGTCAAGCTTTCCATCGAAGTGGAGCTTGATTGAAGTGGCCAGATGCCAAGCCTGAAGGGGCGTTATTTTCTCAGTGACGATCACGATTTTCTTGCTTGCGAATCTTCGCGTTCAGCTTCTTGCGACCGTTCTTCGAGAGCTCTTTGGGAGGAGCCACGTAGGGAATTCCAGATCCGTCTTCGTTTGCCAGATTCTCGCGAACCTTGAGGAACCTAGACACGATCGGCCGAGGATTGCGATTCACGCGGATGTTGTACTTTCGAGTCAACTCGATCATCGTCGCCCTGTCCTTATCGGTAGGCTGAACACCCGTGTTGACGTATTTTTCCACATATGACTGAATCAGAGCCCGATCGGCCGGATCCATGTCTTGTGCCTCTGCGATTTTACCATTGCTGATTTGTTGCATGTTAAAGGATGACTGCGGTTGATGAACGTTTTTTGCCCCTGACCGTGTTGAGTTTGATGCACTCCCTCTCGATCTTAGCCTTCAGCGGAGAAGCCGAGATGATCTTGGCCATGTCGATCGGATCGATGCCGTGTTCGTCACAGATGTGGACGACCGCTTCGGCATATCTCATCTTCTCGCGTTGCACGAGGAGTTCGACTTTTTCGGCCAACGATTGCTTGTTTAGTACTGGAAGTATCGCGACGGTCATGATATGATTTATTTGGTTGTTGACTGAACGGAGTCCACACGGAAGGAACGCCACTGACCCTTGTCGAGGTCAAACACCACGACTACGTCTTTGTTCTCCTTACGCTCGGACGTCGATTCCATCACCGGAATGTGTCCCTCCATCAGCGTGCAGTTCATGACGCGTTTGGATCCATCTACCTTGGTGAAGGTGACGGTCGTCGTTGGATTGGTGCGAAGGCGTTTGATCAACGCTTCACGTTTCTTACTCACTTGCTTGGGTGTCATAATTATCTTCCGTGATGGGTTTACGATGTTTAGGCCGACGCTTGTAGTCCTTTGCCGTCTCATGAGCGTGGCCGGGAGGTGGGACGGGTTTACGAATAAGGTCAGCCGCCTCCTGTGCCGGAGACTTCTTCTTGATACGCTTCTTATTCATGCACATAATAATACTCCAGTCGCTGTCAGTTGTACACTAGAAAGAAGGAGAGAATTACGAAGCCTTGACTATCACCGGCTGTGAGCAGATCTCCCTGATAGTCTAGGTGAAGGATGTTACCTTCAATCGATTGTTTGTTGTGCTGATGCGAGCTGAAGAAGACAGAAGTATCTATACGGGATCCTGCTCATCCCGTGTAAAATAGTGAAAGAAAGAAACCCTGAGCGCTTACTTACGATTGAAGACGTACTCGAAGACGAGGGCAGACTCGGGAGACTGCGACTTGATCTTGAGGTCCTTGAGCAGCTTCTTGAAGACCTTGAGCTGCTGCTTATCGAGGGCCAGAATCTCTCGCCTGGCCTCCTTGAGGATTAGAATCTGATTCTCGTCGAGGGGCAGCGCCATAAAATTAAAAGCGGGTGAATTGCTCGGCCGATTAGAGCCTACTCTGGGATCTGAGATCCACTTCGCCCGCTGAAGTTATTTATGCTTCGAGCGGTTTACAGGAAGAGGTCCGTCATGCGTTCCTTGAAGTCGCTGACGGACGTGAACGTTCCATTCGGAACGGAATCGAATTTACGAGAATCATGTCCAGTAGCCCAGATGCGAATTCGAGTGGGAGACCAGACTTGTATGACCGCGTCTAGAGTTCCGGCCACTCCGAAGGCAACGGTTCTAACCTTGCGTCCAGATAGCACGGAATCCAGCTTTGAGACGACACCATACGGCGCCGTGAAGCGGTGAGTGTGATCGAGAAGCCAAGACACGATGTCGGCCGTGGCGATCTGACGTGAGGACGGAGGCTTGACGTTCATACGAACTTGATCCACTCCTTGACGTGGGGCGTGCGATTGAACGCCAGGTCAAAGATCGCGTCTGCCTGAGGCGTCTCGTCCTCGATCTTCAGAGTGGCCAAGAGGCGTCGATAGATAATACTCTGAGCCTCCTCGAGGATTTGAATCTGATTCACTCCCTCGTCGAACTGCTTCTTGAGTTTCTTCGAAATGACAATCTCTCGACTCATTTTTTGATGACGTCCTCGAGCGTCTTGGTGATCTTTTCGATCTCTTCGTTGAATCGTTCTGCTGCCGCCTTGCCGACCTTGACCTCAGAGGTCCAGAGCCTGAGCATGAATCGCGTGTCGCGGAGCTGTTCCTTGAGTGTTTCGATGATTTGATCCTGTGTCATATGTTACATGTTTGTGAGGTGAAAGACCACGTAGAATGCCATGAAGGCAAAGAACGCGATCAGGGCGACGAGTGTGAGGGCTTCTTCGAGTCTCTTTTTCATATGCTAAACGATGTTGCTTGCATGCCGGTCAGGCGTTCTACGAGGTCGATCGCGTCTTTGCGCCGACCGCCGATGTGCCAGTTGTATATATTCGTCGGGATCGAGTCCTCTTTCCAGTCGTAGATGGTCGCGACCACGCCGTCCTGCTCAAGGGTCCAGAGGCCGCAGACCTTGTCGCCGTACTCCTTCTTGATCGGTCCGAGGCACGCCTCGAGCTGCTCCCGCGTCGCCATGATGTGCCCCTGCAGGTGAGTGCCGATCATGCTGGTGTCCGGATGATTGATCCGCGGCTCCTTCATGTTGGCCGCCTCCCAGTCAAGCTGAGCCTGAATCTCGGATGTTTCGTAGATCTCCTCGCACGATATGCGAGCCATGTCATATATGTCGTCTGTCATAAAGTTATTTTTTAGAATCTTGTGCCGACTCGAGAAGCAAAGCCCATGTTGCAGTTCTTGCCTTTGCGAGATGACACCTTTGCATAGTTTTGAAAACCGGCTTTCGTCGTGACCACGATCGCGCCGGCCGTCTTGTGACCGTAGTGAGGATAGCCCATAGGCCGCTTCATTCGAGCCAGAGTCTCGCCGCATACCACGCAGCATCGATATCCGAGCTCGATCCGTTCGATCGGAATAAACCTTCCGCAGGAGCAGGTCTTCATAGAATCAGATGTGTTTGGTCTGCTCGTACATCCCAACCTTGTTAAGGATGAACGTGTGAAGGAGGGTGCATCCGCGAGTGAGGATGTCCTTGGTCTGCTCGTAGATCGCCGGAGCAATTTCCTCGTCGACCAGCGGCTTGCTAGAGACCTGAGGCATCGTGAGCTTGAGACGAACTCGATCCGTGAAGTGAGAGATCTCCAGCATCTGCTCGCGAGGACCGCTACCGAATTTGCTTCCGTCGGGCAGGCGGTGAAGGAAGTGTTGGACTTTGTTTGCTCGTTCGCTGTGTTTGCGTTGTTTCATTCTGATATAAGTATATCACATTCTTCGTAAATGTACACAAGAAAATGAAAGAATTTCGTCGTTGAATATCAACGACTTGCACACGAAATGGGGCTGAATTAGCGCTTGGGAGGCGCTTCCTTGGCGATCGGAGTCGCTTTTTTGGCCTTCTTCTTGGGACCGAACGCGGCATCCCAGTTGGAGGCGAATTCGTCGGGTTTGACGGAGAGCGGACGGGCTTTGGATCCTTTGCCATTCATGTTACTGTTTTCCTTTCCATTTGATGAGGCCCCACACGTTGAAGAACGCGAAGGCGACATTGAGGACGACCATCGCCGGTTGACGAGTGGCATATGAATACACGATCGAGAGCAGAGCCGACACGAGGCCGATCGACCAGCACTTGCGATTCTTATGAACGGCGAACAGGACCGTGGCGATGCTCAGGACGCAGATGATCCATGACAGTGCTTGAATCATATGTTGTATGTCGTCGTCATCACGTTGTCTCCACACTGATCACACGTCGAGCCCATCTTGAATTCGTCGTATTGAAACATCTCAATGAGATCGATCATCTGCACTTCATTCCTCATGATCGCTTCTTTTGCCTTCTGCAAAAGTTCCTCAATAATCATGTCCCGCTCGGAACTCGTCATGTCATTGACAGACTTTCCATCGATCACGGTGTCATTTGCCGTGCATCCTTGATATACTTCGATCTTCACTTGATCACCTCTTCCAGTTTATAAACGGAGTTTGCCGTGTAGATCATGTCGCCGTCGATCCTCTGCACTGGACTGGTCGTCAGCGTGCCGTCGATCCATTCGCCGTTTCGACAGTCGCGCCGGACTCGAATCGGCAGACCGACCTGAGGATCTTCGTACAGAGTCCCAGTCACCCAGTAGTCGATCGGCAGACTGACGGCGCCGTTGTCTTGACCGGACACATAGTCCTCAGCGAGCGGCGTAGGTACCAGAGGATTCTCGACTGGCTTCAATTTGGTCAGTCGTACGTATTTTTGTTTCATATTAAAGTGTTGCCTCGGTGCTTATTCCATGTCGGCGTCTTTCGATTCCGCTGGGCTTGAGTCATGAATTTTGCTGTAGCTCATCATGATCTCTTACCAGCTCCTGGCATCTCGCGACCGCCTTACGGAGGCTACAGTCACTGAACTCACCGAGGCATGCCATTCAGTCTCCCATGAGTTGTACCCAAGGATCGTGGAGATTGCTGTCCGGCAAAATTGGTACCTGTTAACTTAACCGCGGCTAAATTAACAGGATTAGTGGATTTGCGCTACAATCGCAATGTCGTAGCATAGGTCTTCACCTAGGGCTGGAGCCGCCACTTGACGACTCTGTAACTCCTCGTACACTTGGTACGTGAGATAAAATAGAGGCCTTGCAATGCAGAGGCCCAACTCTTTCTGCAACCTGGCAGATGAGATAATTTGGAGCCAGTTGTCAGAATCGAACTGACGACCTACGCTTTACGAAAGCGTCGCTACTACCAACTGAGCTAAACTGGCAAAATGTCACTCTCAAAACGATTCACGTATCTCAGACTCGTGCCGTTCAGGCTGAGTCCTTGATTCTTCGCATCGGCTTCTCGCTTCGTGAGCACGTGTCCCGGTGACAGGACCTTCATCGTATCGAGGTCGATCATGTCAAATACTGCCGTGTCACCGTGTTCATTGATCATGCTCATGTTATATCTATTCGCGGAGGAACACCTTCTGCTTCGGTCCGGCATAGCACTCGAGCTTAGTCGGATCCTCGAAGCGAGCGATCGGAGCGTCTGGTCCGCCCCACCACTTGGTCGCTTCCGTGAGCACTCGTTCCGTCAGGGCTCGAGGGCACGTGTTGAATTTGGAACATCCTGCACCGGAGCAGAACGTCATGTCTTTGTAGTTCATCATATGTCTATTGGAAAAATGTTTCGATGGATGAGAACGCCACTGGACTCTCGACTGACTCGTTGATCTGAATCGGCTCGGGGGCTTTTTCCCTTGTCGATTTTACCTTTCTCGGCTCGATGTCGAGTGTCTGTGGAATGTACGGCGGACGGTCCGTCGAGTACCACGTCTTGGTCGAGGGCGAGAAGTGATGGAGCCGCGTAGGACTCGCTGCCGTCGACACGTAGTCGTTCACTCCTCGCTTGGCCCTCTCGGTCCATGTCCACTCGGCCGGATTCGGTCGCTCGTCGAGGTTGAGCGGCACGAGGAATCCTCGCTTCAGCATCAAGACGTACGACTGCTCCCACTCGAGCGACATTGTATTTTTAGCCGACATGATTAGCGCTTGTGAAGGTACACGTCGATTCGCTGTCCATGAATCAACTTGACCGTGTAGAAGCCACGATGGGCGCGGTACTGACGAGCGAACGGATTCTTCTTGCCGAGTCGAGGCTTAATGCAGACTCGAAGGGTTCGAGCGCCGACGTCTCGAAGGATTTGATTGTTGGCCTTGATCGTCTCGCGAAACTTGGCCAGGCGTTCCCAGCCGTTGAAGTCCTGCGCGTCAAATGTAAACCGATATGCTTTGGATCTGTGATTGTTCATGATATAGTATATTTCAATTGTTGCTTACGACTCGTGCCAGCCGGTCGGAGAATAGGGACAGTTCTTGCCCTTCGACTTGATTCCGCACCAGATGCAGCCCTTACCGTGACCGTGTTCGTGGACGCTCATCGGAGAGAACGGGCAGTTGCGACCATAGGACTTATTGCCGCACCAGATGCACGCGTTCACGTCGGCCGAATGACGATGACGTTTGTTCGGCGAGAACGGACATGAATAGCCGTAGAGGGGCTGATCGCAGTATGTGCATTTAGTGGTTGCCATGATCTTATTTATGAAAGTGAAGGGAGCGGCTGAGGTCGTCAACCGCCCCCGATTGACTAGGCGATGAACGCCACGCCGGTGTGATCCACGGGCTTATTGATCGACTTGCAATACGACTCCCACGCCTTCTGAGTCTGAGCCTGCTTGCTCAGCGCTTCGTAGCGATTCATGAGGCCGTTCCAGTAGGCTTCCGTGCATTTACGTTGCTTGGCCGCAACGTCGTAGTGATTCGCGATGGTGCGCGAGGTCTTGTTGAGCCACTTCACGGCTTTCTCGGCGGACATCTCGTGTACGCGGGTCAGGACCTTCTCGGTCGGCCGTTGAGACTTGGTGATCTTCACGGGAGCAGGAGTTGCGATTGCGGTTTGTGCCGGCTTGACGGCCACGGGCGTGCTGTTGGTTTTCATGATTTAATTGTTGCTGTGCTGTTGCTTTTCAACGTCACTGGTACACTCTACCACGACGGATTGAAATTAAAAGGACTAAATTACGATACAAATTTTTGAGAATAAATTATTGCTTAAAAGCCAACATTAAGAATCAGGTCGCTCACTCAGGGGCCTTGTTCAGTTACAAGCGTGGCCAACACTCGCCTAAGAACTTTCCCTTGTGCCCTCATTGTCTTAATGCTGGCTCTTAAGCAACAAAATTGAATGTTGGTTGAGTTTGTCGTTTTGTGACGCTGCGATTTTCACGCAATCTCGCTGAATAAACAGACGGCTCTAATTGAGCTAACGGCACTTGATTCAGACTCTCAACCAACAAATTCTTAGATCAGGCGAGCGCTTTGCGCTTCTGCCACATGACCTCCTGAATGGCCGCCCAAGCGGACCGCTGATACGAGGGCTGCTTCTTCATCTCCTCGTCGACCGCGTCCTCGAGGTCTTGCAGGTCCTTTAGCGTCGCTTTCTTCCAGCCGACCGACGCGCACTGATACCACTGCCGATCGATTCGAACGAAGTCGTGGACCGAGAGGGAGCGCACCTTGGCGTTCGTAAACTGCCAGCATTCCTGACCGGATCCGGCATTGAACTGAGCGAATATCCGCTCGAGGGCGTGTTCCGGACTCATGGCCGTCATCTTCAAAAAGATCGACTGCTGACTCGGATATCGGACTTCGACCTCGTAGGTCGTAGATCCTTCCATCTCAGCCGGATCCACGTCGTCAAACACCTGCGTGTAGTTTTCTTCGTAGTACATAATGATCTCAGAAGCCGATCAGATTGCTCCAAGGATTGACTTGACGGGAGTACACATACACATCTGCCCGTGTCGCATGTTCCATCTTGTAATTGCCCCGACGGGAATCGCCCCAGAAGGGACCGCCGCGACCATAAAGGGCCTTGAATTTCGAGCCGACGCCGAGGCGAGGCTTGACGGCTACCTCGAGACGGAAGGAGCGGTCGGCGCGCAACTTGTTCTTGAGCACCGTGGCGGCCCGAAGGGCTTTGAGACGAAGTTTATCAGACTCAGAGGCCATATCGATCGTAAATCGATAAGCCGTTGACCGTTTTGATTTGTTGTCGTTCTTCATTCTGGTATAATAATACACCAGAACTTCGTAGATGTAAACAAAAAAATGAAACTATTTTCGCGTTGAATATCAACGACTTGCGTGAGTTTAGGCCGGTTTCTCAGCCTTGGCTGCCTCCTCGGAGGCCTTTCGGAGCTCCTGCCGCGCATTGAGGCGCTCAATTACCTGATCCGCTGACAACCATAGGTCTTGCCCCTTGAGGATGTCTTTGATCTCCTGAGCGCTGAGAAAGTCCGTGTAAGCGTCCTTGAACAGCGTCTCGGACCACTTGGACTCAAAGGTGAGCTGATCCATCATCTCGCCGCCCTTGCCGAAGGCGCCGCCGGAATAGTTGTGAATCATGAAGGACGTATGGGCCGAGACTTCATATGAGTCGCATGCCAGAAAGATGAGGGTCGCAGCGGACATGCAGGCTCCCTCGACGGATCCGATGACGAGTCCTTGACACTCACGAAGGACTCGCATGAACTGAATGGCCGTGAAGAGGTCGCCGCCAAACGAATTGAAGTGAATGCGGACGATGTCGGACGATCCGCAGTTGCGAATCATGTCGTACCACTCCGCGTATTCCTCTGGAGACTCGATCTCGCCGAGGATGTAGAAGTCGAGGACTCGTCCTTGATTTCGTTCCGTGAATGCGGGTTTGCGACCAGTCTTGCTGGGAAGGAGTTCAGAGAGATCGAGGTCGGCTTTAGGAGCCGTGTGCTTCTTCGTATTCATGGATCGTTTTGATTAAGCCGTCAGTCCAGTCGTCCCTCTTCTCGACAAAGACGAGGGGCTCGCTCCGGCCGGACACGGCCATGAGCGTCACCAGGCGATCCACCGGAATGCCAGTCCTCTCTTCAAACATGATAGCGTAGGCCGCTTCCTGCATGAAGTAGTTCTTGATATCCCGCTTTGACTTGACGCGACTGGAAGATTTAATATCGATGACGGCCAATCTTCCATCAAATTCCGCTATCAAGTCAGTTCGTCCAGCGACTCTCAAGTGAGTCGAGTAGAGAGGTTTCTCCTGCAGATAAACACTCCCGATGCGACTATTTATCTGTGGCACGAGTGCACGGAACATTCCGATCGCGTCTGGCATCTCGTCGCCGATCAGGACGTTCTCTTCATTGGCGATGTATCGTTCCACGAGGGTATGAAGGGATGTGCCGCGAGCGCAGGCGACGCGAGAGACTCGCTCGGCTTCCTCGGCTCCGACTCGACGCTTCCACGCTTCGATGACGCTGTTCTTGCCGTGACCGAGCACGGTAGTGATCGAGGGGAAGGATCGACCGTCTGGCAGGACGTACTGACGACGGCCGTTCACTTCGATCGTAGGCAAATCGTCGTAGCCGAGGTCGACGGCCTGATGGACGAACGTCTTCTCGCGGTGTATCTGCGTTTCAAGTTTGAATGACATAATATAGAGGGACGGCTGACTATTTACTCTTCGAGAGTTCTTCCTTGATCATCAGGTATTCCTTGACCAAGGGAGATCGCACGCAGTCTTCCCACGTGAATTCGATGTGCTTGAAGGACTTCATTCGATCGATGATCTTGAGAAAGTTCAGGATGCCGACGCGGTCCCGATCCCTCTCGAAGTCGGATTGATAGTAGTCGCCGGTGAAGATGATGCGGGAGTGATTGCCGAGGCGAGTGATGATGGAATCCAGCTCGTGCTCGTTGCAGTTCTGAAACTCGTCGGCGATGACGATGGCTCGGCGAAGCGTGATGCCGCGAATGAACGAGGTCGTCATGAACTCGATCGCTCCGCGTTCGGTCAGCTTCTTCCATGCCGTCGAGTCTCGAAAGAGCTCGTTCACGGCATCGGAGTAAGGAGTGATGTAGGCCGCTTCCTTGTCCTCCTGAGATCCCGGAAGGAATCCCATGTCGCGAGTGGGAACCACAGAACGAATGATGATGATTCGCTTCTTGAAGTTGGACGCGATGACCTCCTTGAGGGCCAGCGCCAGAGCCAGATACGTCTTGCCGCATCCGGGAGATCCGGACAGCGCCAGATTGAACTCCTTTTCGTATGCGGCGAACACCTGTTCCTGTGTCCGAGTTATCGGAGCCACTTGCTGCATCGATCCAAGTGCAGCTGCCTTGGGGGCGTCAACGGATTTGAATGCCTCGACCGGATGATTCTTTGGATTTTTACGGGCTTTCTTTTTTGACATACGCTTAGTAGTGGTCAACCTTCGACCTCTTTCCAGCGTATTTATCAATCCTCTTGAGTACATCGTTCCATCCTGAGCCTGCCCGCTTGATATCCGAGACGGCACCCTCATATGAAAGGGCTGGTGCCTGAAAGACACGAGCGACCTTGCCCTTCTTATGACACGCTGGACACGGCTTATTTGCCGGTTTATCGCGGTCGTCGATGGAGATATTCTTTTCAAAGTTCTTGCCACAGGCGGCGCAGTGGTAGTTGTAAGTCATATAATCATTTATGCACGAACCAATTTGGCACCTCGCGATTGGTCCACTTCATCTTGAATCGAGCTTGTTTGGTCTGATAGAACTTACGATAGGATCCGACCGGATCGTTGGCGTCCATGCACTCGGGATTCGACTTCATTGCCAGAGGGAAGGGCATGAGTGGACCGTCCTGAAGCTTGATGGGGAACTGACCGAGGATCGATCGGAGCTTGGTGTCCGTGGCATGCACCTTGCCGTAGCGATGAGTGTACTCGTCGCAGAGGGCACAGAAGAGCTCGTAGTGCCACTTGTAGTTCTCTCGAGTCTGACGAGTCCAGAGGTTGGACGGATGACTCGGATGCGTGGTCTGATAGAGCACCGCGTCGAGGTCCGACTCGATATGTTTCCACACCTTGACGGTCTTGACCCTACCGGACTCGAGCGTGCGTGCCTCCGTCGTCTGAAAGCCGTCGAGCATGCGATGGGCCGTCGAAAGCATCTGCGCCGCTTCGACGATCATTTTTACCACGTGCTTATCGCAATGCATCTGAGCCGCGATTTTAGGATCATTGTCGAGTGTGAATATGTTCATAATGTATGTTGATCATAGTAACATGATCCGATCAAAGGTAAATCACCAAATTACGACCAGAGGATCTGACGGTTCTTTACGATCCAAGTCAGGTGCTTCGTGTCGATCTTTTCGAGCTCGGCTTCGAGCCTATTGACTTCGCCGTATAGTTCCTCGAAGGTTTCCTTGCGACTATTCATCCAGTCGAGGGCGTCAGCATTTTTAGGAATCTCGGGATAGGCTTTATCGATCTTGTCTTGAAATTCTTTACGACCCATCTTCGCCCAAGCGTATGCCTCGAGGAGTTCCTTCTCCTTCTTCTTGGGCCACACGGTCGTCTCGAGGGCTTTCTCGCCGTCAACGAAGTGAATGATGGCCGCAAATAGAAACTGAGGAATCAAGTAGGTCTTATCCGACCAATGATTCGGAATCACGTCGGTCGCCCAGCGATTGCGAGGATTGATCCAGTAGCACACTGCATTCCACTTGTTTCGAATCTTATATGGAATCATGCTACGAAGGCCATACTTCACGTTGTAGTACGTCGCGCGGATGCCGGTGATCAACGATTCGTCTTTAACTTTGATCTGCTTGATTGAGTCTTTCATTTTGTTTTGAGGGGAGTAAAGGCCGCCAGAAATTCTTCGACTGGCGAGAGCCAAATGAACGAGTCTGCCTTGTCCGTACTCACGTCGATCGAGGTCGTAGCGACGACTCCCTCATAGGTCGACTCGAGGACGCAGTACACCTTTTTGGGCTTAGATTTATTGTGTGTCCACAGCGAACCCTGTGTGATCTCTTCTCCGTTCATACGATACCCGGAATCGCGTCGCGGACCAGCGGCAGATTGAGGGCCGGCCACCTCGACTGGAGCTTACGATCTTTGGCCAAGACGAACACCTCTGCCTCGCGTTCATTTAGCGACTCGAGGATGCTCACGAATTTTTTGAGTTTCTGAGCCTGATTCATCTGACGATTGTTCACGCCCAATTCAGCAAATTCTCGAATCACGTTGCGAGTGCGAGCCATCGACATGTCCGGATCTCCGTTGTCTTTTTGAAAGTTAGGAACTCCCTCTGGCAGGTCGAGCTTCACGTCCGGTCGATAGTTGATCTGCAGCACCGTATTCAATTCAAAGCAGCGAAGCTGTCTGAGCTTGACGGCTCGCGCTTGGTAGTTGGGTTCACGCTGGACCTGATCCAGCATTTCGAATACGAGCGTAGGCTTTTGTTGTGTGGGATTCATACAGTATATGTATCAGACTTTGACAATTCCCGACTTCACGGCTTCGACGGCCTGAGAGAGGTTGTAGTTGTAGTTGAAGACGCCAATGTGAGCAACCTGACGAGAGAGTTCCTGATCGCACCATACGTCGAATCCATTTGCACGAGCTTTGGCGCAGAAGTAGTAGTCTTCGCCGACCTCGATGGAATGGTCAGGCGAGTACTCGAAGACGTAGTGAGGAGCCGGAACTTTCTCATACACGGAGCGATGAACGAGCATCATTCCCTGCGGAAGGCAGTCGACCTTTTCGAGGGGAGGAGAGTCGTCCGTCGTCTTGAATTCCGTCGTGGCTCCCGGCTTTCCGTTCATGGCCGTAAAGTGAGGATTCGGAAAGTAGCGCTTACGATAATTGGCGCCGACGATAGGCACTCCTCGATTCAGAAGGCGAATGCCTGCGTCTGGAGGAAACGCCATGTCCGAGTCGATCCACCACGCGAAGTCACAGTTCGAATTTAGAAAGTGATTCACAAGGTTACGACGTGCGATCGTGATGACGGACGACGTCTCGAAAGTCGAAGCGACTCCGATGCCGTGTGCGACCAGCGTCGACGACGCCATCGCCAAGAAGTAGGCGAACTGCGAGTAGACTTGATCGCCCGATGGGACCAATGTCATCACTGAGATCGGCTTACGAGGCTGTTGAGGTAACGGGTTTCCAGATGCGTGTGTTGGCATGATATGATTTATATTAGTTGAAGAGGGCCGCAAAAGTCTGCTTGACGAGAGTCACGTTGACCTGTTGACACACGAGCCACTTGAACCAAGCGAGCGGCCACATGAAGAAGTCAATCACGGCCCATACGAATGGACAGGAGGATCCTGCTGTCACATTGATTTGATATCCAATCATCGACGATCCTAGACAGATCGCGATGCCCAATAGTGTTCTAAACGTTTTCATAAAATTACATGCACTGATACGATTCCGATTGTTCCCAGTTCTTATAGAATGTCTTGCCGTCTTCCTTGATGAGTTCGATCGGCACCTTCTTGTGACAGATCTTGGCGCGATCCCAGACGTGACCGAGATTGACCGTCGTGTCGGTTCGAAATGTGACTCGATAGTGGCTGCCGTCATACAGGACGATCGAGCCTTTCTCGATGATTGGTGTGCTCATAATATAGATTCTGAGTGGATTATTCGTTATTGCCAGAGACCTTCGCATTGCCAGAGACCACTGCATTGCCAGAGACCTTCGCATTGCCATAGACCCTCGCATCGTCAAAGACCCGCGCATTGCCAGAGACCCTCGCATCGTCAAAGACCTGCGCATCGCCAAAGACCCACGCATTGCCAGAGACCCACGCATCGCCATAGACCCTCGCATTGCCATAGACCCTCGCGTTGCCAGAGACCCACGCATCGCCATAGACCCTCGCATCGTCAAAGACCTGTGCATCGCCAAAGACCTGCGCATTGCCAGAGACCTTCGCATCGCCATAGACCCACGCATCGTCATAGACCTGCGCATTTCCCATCACAATCGCATTGTCGCGGATGTTTGCTTCGTTTTCAACTTTAGCATCTTTATGAATCCAGCCGCCGCCAGACGCCTGATGCCAGTCAGATTCAGTCTGTTTGCCAATTTTCTGTTCCAGTTCGGTGTAGTTCATAATTATTGTTTGAAATAAGCCACGTAGAGACGACCGCCCCGTTCCATCGAGACGTAAATCGGATTGTCGTGAGTGAGCTCCTTCGCATCCGCCTTGTTGAGTTTGTTGACCAGCATCTTGACGGATCGATCCGAGATCTCCTCGTCCGTGACCTTGTATCCGCGATTCTTGCTTGCCCACTTGACGTGAGCGGATGCGTAACGATGATTGCCAGAGCAGCCGCAGCAGCAGCGACCAGCTTTGCCTGAGTAGACGGACGCAACGGTTTCAATTTTGATTTTCATGATGTAGATTCTGAGTGATTATGCCGCCACCGCATTAGAGTCGTAGATCCACTGACCGTTCGCGCAGTTCCAGACGAACCAGTCGCCGCCGTTCGAGAAGCGCTCGACCCTGACGGCCTGAGCGCCGTCGACCATCTCGCTCGCGTATGTCAATGCCGCGTCGTCGCCCTCAAATACCATTGAGAAGCTGGCAAACCGCGAGGTGAATCGATACAGAGCCAGTTTTCCGTTGTTCATTTCGTTCTTCATTCTGAGATAAGTATACCCCATCCCGTTGAAATGTACACAAGAAAATGAAATTATTTTCTCCCTGAATATCAACGACTTGCATGAGTCTGACCGATAAGGGCGGCCAAGTGAGCCCTTCGAACGCGTCCCGAAACCCATTCGTTGTAATATTGATCCGGATTGAGAAGACAATGACGGGAGAAGATCTCGTATGTTTCCCAATATGAGCAGTGGGCCTTCATGGCACAGACGTGAAGGATCTCACGGGAGAAGTTGTCCACGCCGAGTTTTTCGATGTCGGTTAGGAGATAATCCGACGAGCCGCAGTATTCCTTCCAGTTCGACTCGACCTTGAACTTTTTCTTTTTGCCCTTGACTTGTTTCGACTTGGCCGACCAAAAAAACTTTTTTCCGATGTAGGACTTACCGGTCGGAACGTGTGTGATCTTGTAAACGAATCCCTGAATGTTCTTGGGATCCGCGCCTTCTGGAAGTTGATATTCCTTTCCTTGATATATCCACGGGTTCATGGATATATGTATATTTCAAATCTCGTCTTCGGCTGGAGATCCACAGAACGGACAGAACTCAGGATACGATTCTTCCTTTCCTTCTTCCTCGTCGAGCGGATCACGACCGCCATCATCGAAATCGACGAGATTCCATCTGACGTGATAGGTGATCTCACAATGAGAACAATAGAGATCAGCCTTCATGCTTCACATGACGCGCACGTCAGGAGGTTGCGAGAGAGTTCTTGGGCAGGATTTGTTCCACGTTGATAATACAACGTCTTCATGCCTTGCTCCCATGCAAAGATGAGGAGTTGATTCACGTCCTTGACCGGTGTTTTAGGATGAATCATGAGATTGATTGATTGAGCCTGATCGATGTACTTCTGTCGAGCGGCCGCCTGAATGATGATCTCCTTCTGAGAGATCTCGCCAAACGTCTTGAATACTTCCTTCTCGTGATCCGTCAGAAACTTAAGATGAAGGACCGATCCGCCTTTCGTGAGGATCGACGACCAGGTCTCTCGATCGTTCTTCTTATGACCCTCGAGGACGCACGCCAGGAACGGATTCTTATATGTGAACTTGCCCTTGGCCAGATCCTTGACGAAGTAGTTCGAGTTGAGAGGCTCGACGGACGGAGAGACCTGACCAAGAATAAAGGACGATGAGGTCGTAGGAGCGATCGCCATCAGAGTCACATTACGACGACCGGTTCCTTTGAGCAACTCAGGCTCGCCAAACATGAGAGCCAACTTACGACTTGCCTCATCAGCCTTACGAGCGATATTTGAATAGATCCTCGTGTTTAGCAGCTTGGCCTCGATGGATTCAAAGGCAATCAGCTTGGATTGAAGATAAGAATGCCATCCAAGGACACCGATGCCGAGAGCCCTCTGATTCATGGCGAATTTACGAGGCGCCTCCATGTAAGGAATCTGAGCCGTCTTGTCGATGAACTCCGTCATTACGGCATCGAGGAACATCGTCAGAGTCTCAACGGCATCCGTATCCATCCATTCATCGAAGTGCAGCAGATTCATCGAGGATAGATTACATACGAATGACTCGTCCGGAGCTGAGGAGAGGGCGATCTCGCTGCACAGATTAGACGCGTGGATGCGCTTGCCCTTCTCCTTGTACACCTTGGGGGCTCCCTTATTGATCGTGTCCGAGAAGAACAGATACGGATAGCCAGATTCAAAGCGCTTCTGAATGATCTTGCCCCAGACCTTGCGCTTATCCTTATCACCGTCAATCATGGACTTCATCCACTTGTCCGAGACCGTGACGCCAAGGGAAATGTTCTGAATCTCGTTGCCATCACCACGAATCTGTAGGAACTCGAGAATGTCGGGATGTTCTACAGGAAGATAGGCGGCAAAGGATCCTCTACGCACGTTGGCCTGAGAGACCACATTTGTGACCGTCTCGAAGAGCTCCATGAAGTGAATCGGACCGTTTGACTTGCCACCAGACTTGATGTCCGTTCCACGGGCTCGAAGATCTCCAAAGTAAGCCGATGTTCCTCCGCCCATCTTTGTCATCATTCCAACCTCGGCCGTCTTGCCGAGAATGGACTCCATCGTATCATCGATGTACGAACCAAAGCAAGAGATCGGAAGGCCGCGTTCAAGTCCAAAGTTTGCCCAGATGGGCGAAGAGAGGGAGTACCAGCCAAGCGACATGTACTTCTCGAACTTCTCAGCGAAGCCCTCGACCTTCAGAATCTTCTCGGCCGCTCGAGCGATCTGCTTGATTCGCACCTCTGGTGTCTGTCCGTTCTGCAAGTATCCACGCTCGAGAAAGAGTCGTGAGTCTTCATTTAGCCACGAATATGGTGTCGATTTCATTATCAAAAGAGATCTTCTTCCCCGTAAGACTTGTCATTCTTGGAGTATTCAGTCGGGCGCTTCTGAAAAAAGTCCGTTGCCGTGTTTCCCAAGACGTCTTCATCGAACCAGACCGTCTTGTTTAGCATATCTTTATCTATGTCTTCAAATACGGGCTTCACGTTGATCTGAATCAGAGAATCATTCAATCGATTCTTGATGAAGTTCTTGAGAATATCCGATGTCAGATTCTCTGATTGATATCCATTCACGGACCAGTCAATGATCTTTGCCTCGGCTTCGTAGGCTTCGATGCATTCCGAGCGAATGCGTTCCGTAAGTTCTTCGTCAAAGAGTTCAGGATGTTCTTCACGAATCACGTTGACGAGTTTCATTCCGGCCATCGCGTGAATGAGTTCCTCACGAGATGTATAGGCCACCTGCTGAGAGGTGTCCTTGAGCATGTTGCGAAAGCGATTGAAGTAATTGATCGTGTAGAACTGAGAGAAGAGCGAAACGTTCTCGACGTACAGCGTAAAGAGAATCAGCGAGTATACGTACTGCTTACGAGAATCCTTGTAATGCTTCTTGAGATACTTACGCAGGTACTTGACTCGATTCTGAATCACGTCGAGCTTGAGATTCTCTTCGAAGATGTGTTCCATGTCAAGGACCTTGAGTAGGCGTTCATATGCATTGTTATGAATCACCTCGACGTTGGCCATCACGTAACCCATGTCGACGATCGAAGGATGAGGAAGATTCTCTCCGACTTTGGCCCAGAAGGACTTCACGGCCACTTCAATCTGCGCCACGGCCGAGAGCGATCGAGTAATCATGTCTCGCTCTTGATTCGATAGATTGACTCGAAAGTCCTGCACATCGGATTGAAAGTTGAATTCCTTATCGGTCCAGAAGCCGTTGTGCATGGCTTCAATGAATTCGGTTGTCCACGGATAGTGATCCGGCTTACGGGAGATTTGTTCTTCGAAGATCATAGAGTGATTCCATTTATACTAGAACAAGATTCTACCAGGCATAAAAACGAAAGTAAACAAAAAAAATGCAAGGAGATTAGTCCTTGCATTTTGAGAATGGATTAAAAATTTTAAAACCCTAACTTTGCCCATTGGGCTTCCTGCTCAGGAGTCGCCGCTTGAGGGGCTTTCAATAAACCATCCTGCTGGGCTTTTTTAACAATTCCAGCAAGCTTATTGTAGATAGTATCATTTACCCGATTTCCCATTGTTTTACTCATGTCCATTGCAGCATATGCAGACTGAGCTTCTTCTGGAGAAAGAAGATTGGTAACATCTTTACCGTTGATTTCCGTAGGAACATGTCCATGCATGTTTGCATTAATTTTTCCAGTAATTCCTAACTGTTTCGCATGAGCCAAAAGACGATTTTGAGCGTGAGCATTATCTATTGGCATATATGCTGGATTGTGTTCTTGAGCATATGCCATAGCAGCATTTTGCTGTTTGAGATATTCATCTTCAGGTATACCAGCGATTTTACCTCCGCGATTTACCATTGAAGTATCAGCAGGAGCCGCTTTCAAAGGCATGGAATGTGTTCCAACTGGCTGGCGAGCACCGGCAGTAGGAGCAGCTGCGGCAGCAGGAGTTACGGCGTTTGCGACTTCAGATCCGACCTTCGAAGCTCCTTTCAAGGCCTCACCACCGACGGCCGTCGCAGCAACGGTCGCAAGAGTTTGTCCTGCTCGCTTTAAGCCTCCAGTCAGGGCTGCCTTAGCAACTTTGCCCCATTGCGTCTTGCCGCCAGCTTTCTTTTGAGCCATGAATTCCTTCGCGCCTGATGTAACGCCACCTATCGCAGCGCCTGTAGCAATCATACCTGTACTCGCCGCAACCTTAGCTATCACGGCCGCCGCTAAAGCTCCAACGCCGCCGGCTCCGACGACGGCTAGACCACCGACCGCAGCTGCTAATCCTAGGCCGCCCCAGAACATGATCGGATGCTTCTTGGCAATCTCACGAGTCTTCGACCAGAGGGTCTTGACTTTGCCTAAGAGACCGGGACTCTTCTGCGCTTCGGGACTATTTGCTAATTCATCCTGAATCTTTTCAGCCTCAGCTTTGGCTTGAGGATTGTTTATCAGCGCCTCTACTTTCTTATCACCGCCAGGAGCGGTCGCGGCGAGAGCCAACTTCTTAAAGTTTTCGGGATCATTTTTCGCCATTTCTGTAAATCCATCCGTCATTGCTTTTACAGCAACGGCGTTTGTAGCAGAAGAAGGCGCCTCAGCTTTAGCAGGAGCCGCAGCAGGAGCCGCAGCAGGAGCAGCGACTTTAGAAGGAGTGATTACCGGAGGCTTAGCGGCCGCAGGAGCGGGAGTCGCAGCGGCCGGTGCAGGAGCAGCAGGAGCGGCCGCAGGAGCAGCTTTTGCCGGACGACCGGGACGTTTAGCCGCCGCGGCGGGTGCTGCGGCAGGAGCAGGAGTCTCAGGAGCATCAGCGGCAGCAGGTGCGGCTGCGGCGGCGGGAGCACCCTTTTGAAGTTGAGCCAGACGAGACTGAAGGCGTTCCATCTCCTTGGCATTGCCTTGCTCCTTTGCCTTGGCGTATTCGGCCTTAGCGTAGTCGACTCCCGTCTGAACTTTGCTCTTGACGGCCGCCGCGGCCGCCTGAACTTTATCCTTGACCTTTGCAGCCGCCGCGCCACCGACGTTCTTGCCCAGAGCCTTCAGCGTATCAAAGATGCCCTCGTCGAGGAGGTACTCATCCGAGATGCTATGATAGACGCTTTCGCTCAGTACGCCTTCGTTAAGAAGATTATCCGCATATGCACGAGCTTCTTCGAGGCGACGGACATCGTACTGAAAAGCCTCACGTAAGATCTCTTTGTTACGCTTACTCCTCTGCTCGTTCAGGACGAGCATCGCGGACTCGTGAAGATGCATGGTGCAAAGAGTATTAAGCTTTGACCTTGACCGTAGGAATCTTGGCTTCTTTGCCGAGCTCATAGAGAGCCGTGATGCACTTGACTCCGTTTTCGTGAATGAATTCTTCGAGGTCGTCCTTGCTCAGGAGCAACACGGCTTCTTCTCCGTCCTTGTTGCAGACGGCGGCAAATTTGGGTTTGCCCTTGCCCTTCTTGGGAGCTTCAGCCTCCGGAGCCTCAGGGGCTTCTTCGGGAGCTTCAGCTTCAGCGGGAACTTCGAGTTCCACATTTTGTTGAGACGCATCGGCCGCGGGAGCCGCGTCGGCCGTCAGCGCGTCGATGTCGACTTCGGGAGCCTTAGCCGCGGGGGCTTCGCCGAGCATAATACGTTTGACGGATTCGGAAATGGATTTGAAAGATTCTGTTTTCATTTGGTCTTATTTATACGTTTTTTCTTCTTGATCGTGTCGGCCTTCTGCTTAAATGAGATGACCGGATCGAAGTTCTGAATGGCCTGAGTACCCACTCCGCCGCCACCGATGGCTCCGACTCCCATGTCTTCTTCGACCGGAAATATGTCTCTGAGCTTCTTCATTAGATGTCTTGTAACCTTTTGGCTATCTTCATGTCCGACTCGACGTCCTGCATCATGCCGTCCGGCAGGTAGTTTAAGAACACCAGGAACGGCTTAAGCGATCCCCACAGTTCCTTCTCTATTCGATAGAACATCATGTGATTGGCCGCTCCAATCGAGAACACGTTGTATATCGCGATCAGGTGATTCAGCACGAGCCTCTCGCGAATGTCCCCAGTATCTCGATACTTGCGAAGCAACCGCTTCACGTACTTAAACTTGGCCACGTCCTCATAGAACTCGTCGATCGAGAGGCACTGAGGATTGTTGTAGTGGCGGACCGCGTATGCCTCAAAGTTCTTTTCCGTTAACTCATCAAACAGCTTCATCATGACAAAAAGGATTTATATCCTTAATACACGAATACGACTCGCGAAGCAAATCCAGAAGCGTCGGATGCCCAGATCTTATCGAGCGGCTCTTTATTGATGTATACGGTCTCAGTCGCTGATAGACTGATCGAGCTGGTATTGGTACCAGCCGAATTCTGCACATACAGAATCTGATAGCCAGTATCAGAAACATGTGACACGCGGACTAGCGAAGCGTCGCCGACCGTGATAGCCGTTCCCGAGGTTGTCGGAAGCTGAATTTGTTGACCCTGTAAATTTATTGCGCGCATATGATTCTATTTATTCTCCTGCTTTGTAGATGTAACGGCCGTTGCCCACATCTAGAAAGATGTCGACTTGATTTTCGATGCCTAAGTCTTTGAGGTACGAGAGCTGACGGGAAGACAGGCGAGAGTTCGTGTCCATGTCGACGAAGGTCTGATGGGGCTGATGGACCAGACGGGCGTACCCGCGCTTGCCGAGGATGCCAGAAGCGTCGTCGCCTCGACCCTCAAGTTCTTCCCACTCGTCGCCGAGGATGTTCTTGGCCACGTTCTCGTGAGCCTGTGCGGATATGACCGGATACTCTTTACCGGAGGGGGAGAGCCAGCCGCCATATCCACGAATCTCGTTCAGTCCCTCTTTGAGGCGATCCGCGACCTGCTTACGATGCATGTCGTAGAACTGAAAGATCTCCTCAGCCTTATCAGCATCGAGGCCGAGTTCTTCCTTATCCGTACCGGATTGCAGCTTCGAGATGTGATCTCTATGATTCTTGAGATAGAGCTCGTCGAACTTGTCAAAGGCTTCCCCTCCGCCGGCGGCCTCATTGCCGCCGGCTTCATTCAAGACCGTATCTCGAATCGTTTGATAGAGGGTATGGGCCATTTGAATTAATTGAGACGATCTGTCTTCCAAGGCAAATTCTTAGGACGCTTACCTGGAGCTGAGGTCATTTCCTGAACAATCAATGCAGCGATCTTTTTAGGATCTTTGATGCCTGCTTTCATGGCCATATTAACTCGATAGGCCCATGTGCCAGAATCAAATATCTGTCTAAATGTCTTTTTGCCGACCATCTTTTCAGCTTCATCAGCAACATCATCCATTACATAATCGGATTTTCTACCATACATGTATGGACGATTGCCGGCTTCTTCTCCTTTTTCCGCATCAAAGTCAGGATTCGGCACGAGATCGCTATCGTCATATCCTGTTGAAACATGATCCTCAGGATCGGCATATTTCGAATTGGCGGGCAGGCCATATCTCTTTGCCAAAGCGGCGCGCGTAATCGGCGCTGCCATAGCGGCGCGCTGTTTGTCTGCCAAAGCGGCGCGCTGCATGGCGCCAATCTCGGCTCTAGTAGGGTCTTCATTGACTTCGGTGGCTTCGTCAGTGTCGTTATCGAGCTTTTCAGCCACATCAGCTAACATGCTATATGCAGCTTTGAGCTTACTGGTCAGACGATATTGCAAAGGAGTATCCTTATCGCGATTGACAAGACCAGCAACACGCTTAGCCGCATCTTCACAAGCATCGGCCCAATCAGAAGCGCGAGTCGCTCCAGTTCGATTCAGCGCCTTCTCTTCTCCAGTGCCCAGATATTCCGGCGTGTAGGGCTGCTTAGAACCACCTTTATATTCTCCAGTGTCATCACGATCTGAGGCAGAATCAATTACTTCATTCACGGAGTCTTTCAGAAGGGATTTAACCTGAGCGGCCGCGATGCGGGACTTCTTGGAGAGATCTTCGATAGCCTTATCGAGATCCTGCTCGTAGTTGGTATCCTGAATGCCAAAGCGTTTGAAGATAGCCGACACCTTGTCGTCGATTTGTTCAGGAGACATCTTCGAAGCAGCTTCATTGACTTCCTTCTCTTGGATCGGAATGCCGAAGTACTTCTTCAGCTCGTCGCCATAAGAGTCAATGTATTTGTTCAGTTGAACCAAGACTTTCTGCTTAGGCTGACCGTGGCACTCGATGCCGTCCGTGCCTTGACCGGCCAGAATCTGCTTCAGAGCTTTCTCATTGTCATCCGCGAACTGCTTATCGAAGTTGGACATCTTCTCTTCGCCGAGCAGATTGGCCAACGCCGTCTCTTTCAAACCCTTAGGCATTGCATCGGGGCGTTTCTGATTCGCCTTGGGATACTCGGCCGAGAGCTTACCATTCGGAGCCGTGTTGGAAACCTTCTCGATCGATTGCGCACCAGATTGTTTAGAACCACTAGCTTTAGGAGCCGCAGCGGCGCCTTGAGCCGACTTCTTAATCGACGAAGCCGTCTTATCGTACACTTCGCAGCCGTTAGCATAGGTGAGTTTAGCCGCGCCCGTAGCCTTCGGAGCCGTAGCGCGGGTGGCAGAAGACTTGATGTTCGCCACGTCTTTGTCGATGTACTTCTCGCCGTCGATGTCGTCGGCTTTGGAGAAAGTCTTACCGATAGGCAGAACCGGCTTAGCCTTCTGATCCATGGCTTCCGTGCCAGTCTGTCTGTCCGCATTCGGATCGGCCATCTTCACGATCGTGTGTGCGGCCTTGAAGTTCTTCTCTCCCTGAGAGCGGGGTTCTTCGACACCCTCGGAGACGGACTCGTTACGCTGAGCGGCGTAGTAGGCACCGAGAGCCATGTTGATGCGCTCGCCCTTGGACTTGCCCTTGAACTTGGGATTGTCGGAGTTGATGAAGTCCGCGATCCATTCGGAGGCGGGCTGGCTCTTCTTGAGCACCTCGTTGATCTCCTCTTCCGAGATCACGGATTCAAAGATGTCGCCATGAGCATCAGCGGCCGTTTCCTTATCGCCATAGTGCTTGATCAAAAACTTCTTCACGGCATCTTTGGGGCCGCTAACTTTGCCGACCGGCCAGCCGCCGCCAGGACCCTCTTGAGAAACGGTCTTGAAGGTCAAGCCGAGGCGCTTGGCAGAATTTTTAACAAACTGTTCGCCGTCGTCGTCCGTGACGTAGTCGAATTCGGCTGACACCTTGCCAGAAGCGGCTTCATTCGCTTGAGGACGCTTAGCATTGGGATACTTTGCATAATAAGCACGTGCATAATCACTGTCTGGACCGAAGTCTTCTTTATCATCGATCATCTTTTCCGGAGTCATCACGCGATCAGCGCCGCCTTCCGTGTCCGAGATGGGAGCATTACCGCGCTTATCGGCGTAGATTGAGGTCGACGCCGCATCGGGCCACGTTTCGTTGGTCGTGTCCATGACGGTCTTGGCCGCCTCGGCGATAGCTTTAGTGATTTTATCGGAGAACATAGTTAGTTAGTTGATTGTGAATTCTATTTATAGGTTTCTTACTTTGGAGCCGAGTGAGACGTGAGGACCGTGAACCAGACAAGGAATCCTGCCGCCAAGACAGATGAAACAAACATCCAGAAGAATTTACGAAGACCCTGAAGAGTATTCGAATCTTTCGCCTGTTCAAACTTAATTATATTGATGTTGTCTTCATTACGATGAGAACGTTGCTCGATCGCAATGATCTGTGACATCAATGCTGAGTTTGTCTGCTCGAGATTGGAGATCTTCTCCTCGACTCGAGCCAGTGCTACGATAGCCTCTGAGAGCTTATCGATCTTTTCTTCCATTCTCTCGAGACGAGAGTTGCTTGTTTCTGGTGCCATATCCTTGTTATTTTGTTATCTTGCTAACCGGTTTAGAAGACCACATTCTGCAGCTCCAATAGTTAGCTTTCCATTTAGGGCCAGGATTCTCACAGTGATGTCGCGCGCGATAGTTACTGCGACGACCCGGATCATCCCGCTTGATTTCCATGTTAGGATCTCCGAATCCCAACTTGATGACGTTGCCCTTCTCGTTGGTTACATATACGGCGAACTTCTTCGGTCCGCCGGGCGTACGAAAGGGCTTGTTCAACTCGACCGTGCGGCCCTGATACTCGGCCTCCACGATCTCCGTGAACTCACGAAACGTTAATATAAATTCTTCTTGCATATCAGTCGATTAGTCTCACGAACTCACCACGCAACATTTTCGTCAGTGATAATCGTGCCTTTGACCTTACACACTTTCTTAATCTGAGATTTTGACAAATCTGTACCGTCAGCTGAAAAATCTGATCCAACACTCTTTGGTGCTCCTTTTAATGAATTTAGATCAGAATTCATTGAACATTCAAAGCTTCCACGAATGCTTTCGGGTGCTCCTTCCAAAGAAGTCAATTCATTGGCATCACAGTGGAAATCTCCCATGATAGTCCTCGGCGCTCCTATCAATGATGTCAGGATATTATCATTGCATATGTATGATCCACCCACACTCTTTGGACCTCCTTGTAGAGATTCAAGAACGTTGTGTTCGCAGTTAAAATTTCCACCTACAGTTTCGGGTGCTCCTTCTAGAGAAGACAATATATTGCCGGCACAATTGAAATCTCCATCGACGTGTCTAAATTTGAATGGCAATTTCTTTAATTCTTTATTAAGCAGTAGCACGTCATTTTTGACGTCGACCGTTCCATCGGAATTTTTTATTCCTCCAAGATTTTGCAACCATTTATCCCAATTGATATCATTCGAATGAATCACTCGTACGATCTCCTTTGGAATTTTATAAGCCTTCAGTCTATCTTGAAATTCTAAATCCCGCATCACGCGATCTTTATCGTCGTAGTACTCTTTGGCGGTTCCATTAGGATATACGGCGACAGCCATCTTTTTCGTACCTGACTTCGGAAGAATGAAGTAGAACTTAATACTATTTTCAGTATAATCATTCCAATGTTTGATTACTTCACCGGAGATGCACCACTTCGTGCCGGCTCCATACTTCTTCGAAGCTTCAAAAGTATTGGGAGAAACAATCGTAACGAATTGATTTTCAAAGACATGCTCGACGTCTTTTTCCGCTTGCTTGCTTACATCCTTTTTCTGCAAGACCTCTGACTTCGAATCGACAAAGGTAGAAAAATCTTTGAAGGGCTTCTTGATCCACGGACTGATATCAGCCTCTGCTCCCTTAAGAGTGTTGCGAGCCTTGAGTTGCTTGAAGGAATCAATCGCTCCCTTGATATCTTTCTCATCAGCCTGATCAGCCCACTTCAATGCCGCATCATCAAAGGCAGATTCATCCAAAACAGCCTGAGCCGCTTCAGCAATCGCCAGAGTAAGTTTGTCTTTGAATAGCATCATATCAGTCCATCGGCGCCGGTTTGACCGGAGCCGGTTGAACGACTGGATTCTGAGGAGTGGCGATCGTAATGACTTCCAATCCACCCTTAGAACACTGATCACGCTCAATACCCTTCAGACGATAGTAGTCGTAGATCGAATGGAGTCCAGCGTGCATGGCCGCGACTTTATGCTGGACCCAAGCGGGAACCTCGTCGAAGTTGGGAAGCACGTGAAAGAGGTCGTCGGCCATGTCGGCGACCTCGTCGAGCTCGAGGCGAGTCATCGAGACTTCTTCGACCTGATGTCCGCCGTCCATGCACTCAGCGATCGTGCCTTCGGTCTTCTCGGGATTTGCTTTGTTGAAGTCCGATACGGCCATCTTGATGCGTTCGGCTTTGGACTTACCTTCGAAGCGAGGATCCGTAGACGCGCGATAGTCCTTGATGTAGTCGTCTACAGTCTTGTCTGCCATGTGAGTTTCATCGAGCGCGTCGTACTCGGCGCGAAGCTTGCGAAGGTCGTCCTTGTATTCGTCCTTCTTATAGAAGTCCTTCTCGTCGCGGATCTTCTTATGCAGGTAGTCCATCGAGATCTCAAGGTTCTTTCTTTTCTTCTGAGGATCCATGTCTTCTTGATACATCGAATTGTCCTGATCTTCACGATCAAGAGGAGGACGAGAGCGAATCACGTCGGCCGTATTCAGATTGACGTGAATCTCTTGGCCGTCTTCGTCCGTGCACCAAGCGTATTCGGAATTGGCCGACTGATTGTCGATCTCGTCAATCACACAGTAGACGCCGTCGGACGTACGGAGCTGAGTGCCAGGTCCGATCTCTTCATCGCCGCCCTCTTCTTTGACTTCTTCCTCGTCCTGACGACGCATCGGTCCGATCGAGTGTTGAGCTTTCGTAGGCTGTACGAAGTGGGCTTCCGTGTCTTGCGCCGCTTCCATGAGAGTCGCGCGAATCTGATTAAGTGATTTCATTTCGAGTATTTATTAGATCTGATTATCAAATGGGCAGCGATTTGTATAAGCTCGAGCGTCTAGTCTGTCCGCTCGGATGAAGGTATTGGCGATGATCAAGGTATTTGCCATAATGACCTTTTGGATCTTCTTCCCATTTTGTAGAGATCTCATCGGCCGCGATAGAAGCAAGAGAGTCCCAGTTTTTCCTGCTCATGTAATGAGAGACTTTTTCAGGATTCTCTTTGATCCAATCATGAATGATCGCGGTATTATGCCATTCGTCATCGATCACTTTGCTAATCTTTAGGCGAATCTTATCGACCAGATCTTTCATTGTATCATTGCTCAGAAAATTCTCTGCCTCGTGCAGCTTCTTGAAGCGTTTGAATTCCGTATTGATGGCCAAGAGGTTGGATTCACGGCCAGCGATCGTATGCTCCGTGAGGAACGCTTCGATGATGGAGCGATCGGTCTCCTTGGTGATGAGCTGCATGGTCTTGACGTAGCGCTCAGAGACTTCGACCTTCTCTTCGATGCCGACGTCTTCTTTGTCCGTGTAGCGGCCGGTGATCTGCTCTGGTTTCCAAGTGCTCTTTTGATTCGAGTCGCCCTTAAACCAGGTGACGAGATTGCCATTCGAATCCGTAGAATTTGGCCAGTCGAGGGCTTCATCGGGATCTTTGGCTTCGAACGGACGGTCGTTGACGTAGAGCGATCCATATCGCACCGAAATCTTATCCGTAGGCTTCAGCGTGGTCTGACCGGCGCCGGAGAAGCTGGCACCCGAGAAGTCTTCGTTCTTCTGCAGCTTGTCGATCTTGGACTGAATCATCTTCTTGTAGCGCTCGACGGAGCCGTAGTTCTTCACGGCAAATTCCTCGTCAGGATTATTCAGCAGGTCCTGCAGGCTCTTGAGGTCTTCGTCCGTAGACTCGGGCACGCAGTTCGGAACCGTCTTGCCGTCCTTCTCCTTGGTACCGATCGCCTTGTAGCCGGACCAGCAGGCGTCTTCGAGCCCCTCTTTCTTAGGAGTTTGACCGGGAGTGACGGCTTTCTCTTTGTCGGTCAGCTCGTCCGTACCCCATTCGTTTTCGGAGCCGAGCTCTTCCTCGACTTCGCCTTCCTTCTTATCGGCCTTCTTGTCGTCTTCCTTCTTCGAATCTTTATCCTTCTTGATGCCCAAGAACTTCTCGGCTTCCTGCTTGGCTTTCTTGAACGCCATGGGAACACCAGCCGGAGTGCGATAGATCACGTTGCCCTTGCCGTCCTTACCGACATACATCAAGGACAGCGTTCCCGTGATGTTATGAATGGCGAACTTAGATCCATCGGGGAGCGTGGCCTCTTCGGCGCCAGTGACTTCATCCGTAGTCGTCCACTCCAGTTTGCCCTCAGACATGAGGTGCTTGATTGATTCGGTTAGATTCATTGAATTCTATTTATTAAATTAGATGAAAGAATGGAACATAAGCAATCTCTTTGAATGCTACGGCGCCGTTCAGATTCTTAAAGACCTTAAAAGAATCGACATACTTTGGATCGAGCTTATCCATATTTGCCAATCCCGCCTTAATCTCTGAAGGCTTGGTAAGTTCGGTCTGTTCATCTGATTTGTCGATATAAAGCAGTCCCTTGCCACCGGCTTTCTTATAAGCATCCGTCGCCCATCCCTCATGAATGGGCTGCACGTCTTGAAGCCAGTGCTTCTTTTGATCGTCCGTAACCAAGAAGTTAGGACCGCGCTTGACGATCTGAATGATCTCTCCGCCCTTCAGACGACAGGAGTCGCCGACTCGAAAGATCTCTCCGCGAACATAAGCCTCGCGAATGGAAGACAGAGGAGTGAGCTGAACGTGTTCGCGAAAGTTCGTCGTCTCTTTTAATCCCATGCGCTTGCGAAGAAGATTGAACACGGAGATTGAATCTTCGTAACCCCTCGGCAGACCTTTCGAGAATGCAACCAGATCTCCATCTCTCACGGCCTGACGCATCTTAGAGGCCGACATGCCTTCGACATCGTCTGAGTCCGGATCACGATCTCCAGCCGAGACTACTTCGATGCCGCCGGGAAAGTCGTAGAAGCCGCCGTCTTTGAGTTGCTGACCTTCGTACTTCTTCAGGAGCTTCGAGAACTCCTCGACTCGATCTTCACCGACGACCAAGACGAATCGAGTAAATCCGTCCTTATATGCCTTCTGAGCAATATCAAAGATCGTCTTGATTGACTTATCCTCGATGATGTTGCGACCATGCTTAGGAAACATGGAACGCATGAGCTTCACCTTCTCGGAGTACTGAAGTGGATTCTTGTTCTCGTCCGTCGTCTGAGAGACGTAGATCTTATAGGTACCACCAGCCGCCTCTGAAGCCACAGCGTTCAGAAGCTTCTCGTGGCCGATCGTAGGAGGATTGAAGCGGCCAAACGTGACCGTGATCTCCTTGATCGTCGCCTCGAGGAACTGACGAAATGATTTGATGTGACCCATGATTATTTGTTCTTCAAGATGACGGGCTTCAAGATATTCTGCGTGATGCGCTCGATCTGAATCGAACTCTGCTTGATCTTTCCGACGGGCATCACGATCTTACCCATCTCTTCGAGCTTGGTAGAATTATTCAAGAAGATGAATTCATGCAGCTCGAAGTACTTTTCATAGGCCAATTTTTGATAGTCAGACTCGATCTTTTTAAACTCCGCCCGAGTCTTAGGATTTGTTCTGAGAGCAATGATGGGATCCGTTCCTTGTGCTCCTTCATATCCCTTTGCACCCACTTCGTAGTTCGAATCGATCTGCTTTTTGTACAGAGCCTTTATTCGCGAAACGATGCTCGCCGTGTCTACCGTACCACCCAGACGTAGATCATTTATCTCATTCGGCCTAGCTCCAATAATCTGAATCGCTTTGCATTCATATATCTTATTGCCGATCTCGATGTCGCCAGTCTTGCCGAAGCCGCCGTGAATGTATGCTTTATTGTAGATGAAATACAGCATCGCCTCGCCGGGTCCAATTCCTTGACCACCGAGCATGGTGAATAGGATCTTGAAAGTCTCAGGATTCTCCTTTTTCAGTCTGGTGATCATAGTGTTGACGGCCACATCCGTGATGTCGTCGTCATCGAGAGTGGCTGACAGATTGAAGTCTGGAAAGTAATGCTTCTTGATCAGGTACTGAATTTCTTTCTTACGATTGTTTTTCTTGGAGAAGTCTTCGACGAGTAGATTCAGACTCGGATTATTTTCAGCGCGGCTCAGAAATTCAGAATCAAGCTCATTGACGTTGAAGGCCGACTTAGCCTCAGCGAGCTTGTTGCCGGCCAGACTGAGATAGGGACGGGACTCACGGCGCTTGACGCGCTCGATCACTCGTCGGGAATTAGCCTTGCGATATGGAAGACCGACCTCGCGAAGGCAACGATGACGCTTAAAGGTTTGAAGATTGATTAGGCCGTCGTCATCAACGTTGTCGAAAGTGTAGTCGACGGCTTTAAGATCTTTAAACGTAATGGAGCTATTCGTGTTTCCCATAAGATATGTACGTATTTATACGATATTACTTCTGATGATCCCAGCCCTTAACGACGTCTGGACTGAAGTTGGCCCTCGAGAAGCCAAGGCGATCAACGAGCTTGACCGTGTTGCCACCAATCGGATCGCCAACCACGTATCCTTCCTGTCCGGTCTTCTCATATCCACCCTTCGTCTTGAGAAAAGTATTCACTCCGCCGAGCTGATTCAGCTTCGAGATCAGGAGCTTCTTGGCATCGACCAAGATCTGCTGAAGCGTAAAGATGAGAACCAAGTTATTCACGTTGTCGCCCGAGAAGAACTCCATGCGAGCCTGACGACGAGCATCAACGGCTTCTTTGCCTTTAGTCGTCTTCTTCTCAGCCGCTTCCTTATCGAATCGAGCCTTCATCCAGTTCATCAGACCAGCCACATGCTTGGCCGGATCGCCGATCTCTTGGCCAGAACGGACCTTGGAATTGGCATAGGTTTCCAGCTCTTGAGCCAGATCTGAGCTCGTCTCGATGGCATTAAGTGTATTGGGAGAGATCTTGGAGAGAGTCTGATCGGCCTGCTTTAGAAGCTTATCGATCTGCATTAAGTCTTCGGGTTTCACGTCAGGAGCCATGGTGCTCTTGAGATCCGCAGTCTGCCACCAGACCGAGGGGACCTGCTTCATCGACTTGGCATTCACTCCAGGAACGGCTTCGAGAGATCCAAGCTTACCGGTGTATGATGTATGAAAGACCACGCCGATCTTGGCCATCGATACCTTTTTGCCGATCTCAGAGTCGACTGGAACGGCATATACGATTGTATTTGGATGGAACGTGATGTACTCCTGTCCCTTGATCGTCTCGCGCTTCACGGTGTCTTCCGTGAACATGATGTCGCCCTGAATGATTCCACGAATGCCGAGCTTAGACAGTTCGGCCAGAGCGACCTGCATCTTGTTGTTGAGGTCTCCGGCAGCGATGGCCGCATCGATGTCGTCCGGCGTCTTGTATACCTCCGGGACCTTATTGAAGATCGACTTCTTGGCGACAAAGAACTTGCCGTCCGCCGAATCGATGCCGCAGAAGATCGCTGGGGCTCCGTCCCACTTGACCGTGACGGACACCGGCTTGTTTCCCTTGCCGGTCAGCGAGTCGCGGACCGATTTGAGGGTCTGAATGGCCTTTTTGGCGCCGGAGACGCCGGAGTACAGGACCGAGTCTTCTACGTGTGTGAGGTGACCGGATCCCTCTGAGAGGATGAACTGACGAAAGCTTTTCATGTCCTTCTATTTATTCGTTTTGAAAAACTAAAAAACCCACGGAGGTTAATCCGTGGGTTTGAAGAGAGGAGAATTTAATTATCCAATCTAATCATTACGCATTTAAATTTATAATCAAATGATTACTGCCTTCATTAAAAGAAAATTGATGAGGACTTAATTGTTTACCATTTACAGTTATACGACTAATATAACTTGAAGAAAGATTGATAGAACCATCTGAATCAGGTTTAATCACTTCTTCGTCGAGTACGACTTTTTTGATTGCTTCGTTAAGTTTCATTTGTCTTATTTATATGATTTACTGGCTTTATTTATACGATCTTATTAACAAGCTTAATGAATTGCAAAATCGCCTTATCCATGCTCGACCAACGACCTGAAAATTTTTGCTCGTCATCAACAAAAACTTCAATCATATCCTCATCCCCATCATACCGCTGTGAGATGGCAATGTCATGATCTTCACCAGTTACAGCTTTTGCGCCTCCGGTTTTGAGGACCGCTGTCTTGATTGCTTCTGGATTCAAAGCAATCTTCTTATTGTTTCCGTCAAAAATTTTGGCCTTATCAGAAGCTTCATTGAGAAGCACCCGCTTGATTGCTTCGTTGAGTTTCATTCGATTCTTGTTGATTATTGTTGATTAACTGGCTTTATATATATGATCTGAAATTCCTATTAGACCGTGTAGGAATGAACGAGCTTAAATACGCCGCTTAGATTTTTGTAACCGGTCGCTTTGACTCGCTTGCAATAGGCCAGGTAATCCTGAGCATCTTCCAAAGTCTTGAATCCATATTCAGTGATGCCATCATAACCGAGATTCTCTAGAACCATGAACTGATAAGAGCGAAGTTTGTTATTATCAAATGCGTCGAAACTTGATTCTCCATTAAATTTGGAGAGGAGATCATAGGTGTGAGGAGTGCTTTCCTCAGCTTCAGCAATTAGGACTTTCTTGGCCGATTCGTGGAGTTTCATTTGTCTTATTTATCGATTTTTCAGACGAACCATGACATCTTTGTTATCGTCTAGGATATCACCCAAAAGATCGGCGCAGTAATCATACCATTCCTGCTCCGAGATTTCTCCACTTTTCATCTGATTGTACTTCTTATTGTATTCAGAAGATAATTGATCTAATGATTTTTCTGCCTCAGTGATTAGCACTTTCTTAGCCGATTCGTGGAGTTTCATTTGTCTTATTTATACGATTCACTTGCTCGCCGAGAGTTCTTCGGCCTTGGGATCGACGGATGCCATCGGCTTCAGTAGAACTCGAACGCCTTTATATTCCTTGCCATTCACCTTGAATCGTGCCGATGACATAGGCTCGGCCGACAGAACGGCCTTTCGCTTGGAGTCCGAGATGTACACCTTTAGATCTCGATCATTCAGACGAAAGCCTACGGAGAATCGAAGCGTGTATGTAGTATTCTTATCCTTGGCAAGTTTAATGCTCTTGCCCTCAGCCCGTCCATCCACATTGTCCTTGCTCTTCTTCGATTCGCGCTTATACAATGGACCAAAGGCTCCGCGTCCGATGAGCTTGGTATCCTTCACGAGCATGTAGAAACTCTTCTTCTCCTTTACGATCTTGTCGAGGCGATCGGCGATTCTCAACAGAAAGTCCACGACCGTTGAATCCTTCGACACCACGCCGATCTTTCCGGCATCGGCTCGAAAGTTTAGAATCGAGTAGTAAGGAATGTCGGAGGGCGCCGTGACCCAGTCATAGGCCAGATAGCACACCTCTTTGAACTTTCCTCCGACCATTGCCACAATCGCGACGTCGGCCCTTGGCTTCGTCATCAGATCTGGATCCCCTATCTGCTTATCAAAGACACGATTGATGCCATACACGTTCTCAAACTTGAGCGGCGTATTTGGAATGATGAGCGTGATGGGTCCTCCAGCCTTCAGAATCTCTCCGTTCACGTAAGTCATGAATGCCATCGTGCCTCGCTCAGAGGCCGCAGGCGTGAGGAGCTTATATGACTTATCGAGTCCGGACTGCTTGAACAGGAGCCCATGTGTCTTTTCTGATGCCATTGAATTATGTAGGCTTGACGACGGCCACTGGTGCCTGATATCCTAGAATGTGATCAATCACGTCCGCGCGATCGCAGCAGTTAGAGATCGAGATGTATGTAGGCGTCGTCTCGGCTTCGACCTTCGTTCCAGTCATTCCGTCCGTGATCATGTGCTTCTGACGAGCCAGGCACCTTGCGACGGCACGAGAGGCGGACACGGACTCAATGACGTACTTGTCTCGAGAGAATAGAAACACGTCGCCGACTCGACGTCTCACCTGACCCGGAGGAATGTCGAGCGAATCCATCTCGAGAGGTACTTGATTCTGCAGTTTTGTTGTCTTCATATCTCAATCCCTTTCGCTTTTGCCAATGCGATGACGCGATTTTGCCATGTTGCATTAGTCCGCATAAAGTCGTTGAAGAAAGTGACTTTATCCAATGCGTCTAGGCATTCAAATGATTTGCCAAAAAATACTTCTTCTTCCACTAGCCAGCACAGGTGCAGGAGTTCGGTGTCGCGTACTTCCCATCCACGCCATTCGCGTAAACATTTTTCGCTGGCATTTGACCAGTGCAATTGTATCCCGTCCAATGTGATGTATAAATCATCCGGCAGCATCTTTGCCAATGCCGCTTTAAGTTGGTTGTCGGTGTAGTTCATATTTGTTTCTTTTCTTTTGGGAATTGTCCAATTAGCTTTTTCGCCTCCGCCGTAATCAGTTCCAGCTCCTCCATGTCGATGCGAATACAGTCAGACTTATTCTCCCCCACTTGTGTCAACGTAATAAACGGCCCAGCGCCTTCGTCTTGGATGCATAAATGGGTAACGCCTTCGCCATATACAGGATTCACATTTTCTGAGTGGATGGATACTGTAGTGATTGTTGTTTTATATTTCATAGATTATGTGCACCACTTGTACTTCTTTGCGTGTCCGTGTTTCTCACACCAACGTGTGTAAAGTCCGAGCTCACGTCCGTAAGCCTCGATCTCGAGCGGATCGTCGAAGTAGTCGCGTTTCTTTTCCGCATCGAGATTCTCACCAAGGGCAAACTGCTTTACATGGACCAACTCGTGGGCGACGGCCAGAAGGGCCTTTCGCATGTCGAGTCCGGCATCGAGCGAGATCGTGTACTGATCCTTGTCAATGTCCGGCGTCATGAGCGCCTCGAGGCCCTCGTCCCGTTCAAAGTTCTTGATCATTTCGAAGTTGACCGTGATCTTCGAGTAAGCCTTGGGAGCCAGCTTCTTCAGGGCAAAGATCGTCAAGGATTCGAACAGATCCGCCTTCTTGTTGTTGAAGGGTTCTTCGAAATTGATCTTGAGCATAGTGGGATCAGGAGTTGTGAAAGGATGTGAAATTGGCCGGAATGCTCTTCAGGCGCAGAGTCTTGATCATGATCTTGATTTGAGCATGATCCAGATCTTGGCATAAGGGCAAGATCTGAAGGGCCGCGTAGTCCATGCCGGCCTTGAAGGCGTTGAGTTCCTGTTGTTTGTTAGTCTTAGATGTTGTTTTGTTCTTCATTCTGATATAATAATACCACGCCCTCGTAAAATGTACACAAGAAAATGAAAGAATTTCGCAATCAGATCCAGCCGAATCCAGCGGCCATCTCCTTCGAGAATTCCTCGCCGTGACGAATATCCTCCTCGTACATGGACGACTTCATCTCGGAGTCGACGGACTTCTGAGCCGACTCGATCTCCGCGAGGGTCGTGAACCGCGAGAGATCCGGCCGCGTGCCCCAGAGGGACTTGTACGAGTCCGAGTAGGCGGACTTGGCCATCGAAAACAGGTACTGCTCGACCGTGAAGATCCCGTAGGTGGCCCAGTGGTCCGGATTGGATGTCACCATGCCGGAGAACCGATTGGCCGGATCCTCGGCCACCCAAGCGGCGGCCTTAGCGTTTTCGGCTTCGATGTGGGCCTTGAGTTCGATCTGCGACTGACTGTATTCGTTCTTCATTCTGAGATAAGTATAACACGCCCTCGTAAAATGTACACAAGAAAATGAAATAATTTCGCAGTTGAATACCAACGACTTGCATGAGTTTATGATCTAATTGTGTGCAGCAAAAAGGCCGGACTCCTTGCGAAATCCGGCCTTCGTGACTTGCTTGGGTGATTAAGCGTACGTCGAGATCATTCGCACCAGTTCTTCCTCGCTCAGATTGGCGCCGCCCGCCGCATACATGTTCAGGCCGCGTGAGAGCTTACGAAGATTGGCCGTCTGTTTCGACTTGCCCTGACGCAGGATCGAGATGACTTTCAAGCGATCTTTATGTGAGAGGGACAAACCGGACTGCAATGGGACCTTGTCGCAAATCTCTTCCATGAAGTCGTACACCTCGTCGTCCGTGGGATTGATGTCGATCATATAAGCGCGGGTGCGAATGGCGCCGTCCGGATCGAGTTTGTCCATGTTCAGGTTCGAGATGAAGATGACCTTGCCCGTGAATTCGAAGTAGCGAGGAATCTCACCGGCGTCCAGGATCTCTTCGTCCGAACGGTCGTCGTCCGGATCCACGACGTTGGATCCACGTTTATTCCAGACGAGCTTACGGACTTTCTTGGTGTCCGTCGCCGCCTTCAGGATGTTGCGTGCTTCCTGATCCTTCAGCGCGTCGTCCGAGTCGTCGAACAGGATCACGCCGTCTTTGTAGCGAAAGAGGAGGGTGTACAGACCGGCAGGAGAAGCCGTGCCCGTGTTCTTGAAGTAGCCGTCGCCGTCCTTGAGACCGAGTTCATGCAGCACTTCCTCGACCGTATGGGTCTTACCGACGCCGCCGCGACCGGCAACGAAGAGGGCGTTCGAGGATCCGCCGATCGTCATCTTGATCAGGTGACGGAGGTCAGCGAGCTGCGTCTTAAAAGGGAGGCGTTCGATCAGCTTTTCCGTCTTGGGATCCGCCGGATACTCTTCGGCCGATCCGCGAGAGACGGACGCACCGGTACATCCGAGGTCCGAGAGGATCTTCGACTTGGCGATGACCAAGTCACGGACGTCTTCGGGCTTACCGGACCAGATGAATCCTGCACCCTTCTTCGTGATGTACTGAGGAAACGCCTTGACCAGTGCATTGAAGATGAGCTCACCGGTCTTGCGATACTGATCGTACACGGAACCGGGTCCGTACTTCTTGAAGCGATTGTCCTTGATCATCGCTACGATGCCGTCGTAGGCCTCTTCGGGATGGACGGACTCGATGAGCAGGGAAGCCGTGCGCATGTCGAGCGACTCGTTCAGGTCGACCTTGGCCGGAGGAGTGAGAAAGTGACCAGACTTGGTGTCGCCAGTCAGGATGTCCGCGATGATCGGAAGGGTCTGGACCAGAGACTGCTCGGCGTCAAACTTGACGTGATACGGCGTCTTGGAATCCAACCACACGTCGGCCGAAGACACACCGGTCATGCCGATCGAGTTCGCCGCCGTCCAGTTGATGCGGACCGAGCGATTGCCGGCGGGAATGAAGAATCGAATGCCGTATCCATGGCCGTACTCGTCGCTCTTGTATTCTTCCGCGTCGGGAAAGTGAAACAGCTCGGCCTCGAGTTTGCGATGGAGGTATGACTTGATCAGCACGGCTGCCTTGTGCAGGCCAGCCGGTGAGATGCCTTCAGAGAGGTAGTTTTTGAATGATTTCATGTGTGCTGGCTGTATTTATACGACGTTCGGATTCTATCCAGTGCCTGGCCTGCTCACGGTCTTCCTCCGTGGGCTGCATGGCAATGAACAGGTCGTCAAGCGTCATGTCCGTAACAATGATCTCGGTCATCGGCGTATCTTTATTTGAATGCTGTTGATTATGGGCCTGTCGCTGACAAATATCAAGTAGCCTCCTCCGCCTGCTCCAGAGATCTTCCATCCGAGTGCCTGTGACTGATACTGATTTATGAACTTCTGTATATGCGAGTTGATCATATTTGGAAACATATACACCTGAGCTTCAAACGACTCTCGCATATGTTTACCAAGTGAAGCTACATCGTGATTTCGAATGGCATTCCAACATAAATCGGCCGCCGATGCCAGTCTGGCTACATTTTCCTGAGTGACATTCTGATTACTCAAGACATCATATTCGCCATTTCGAGGTTCAAGAGGTATGAGATATAAGCACGATTCGAGCCAAGAGAGTGTAGCCTCATCATCTATGACTTCAATGCTCGATGGCCAATAGTTGCCTGTGTAATTCAATCGCTTCAGTGCAGGCATCACGAGGTTGATCGCGTCCTGCGAACCAGCCACTTCGACCGTGCCAGGAGGATTCTCATATGCGAATAAGATCTTGGCGAGTCTCTCTGAATCTCCTTGTGGAATTTCATTCTGCCAAAGATCGATGGCTTTATATCGAGTGCTCGTCGCCATGCCAGATCGATCGTTGAATTCGACGGTCGGCTCGATGGAGATACCAAGTACGCACCCGGGACACAGCTTAGAGACGAAGGGCTGATCGAGCCAACCTCCTGCCAAGTCGATGCGATACGGTATCTTCATAGTCCAAATGCCGCGACGGTGTGCTCGTACGGATTGCCGGGAATCTCCTTGACCAGACGAAGCATCTCGGCTGCGATCTCACGAATCTCGAGCTGAGCATCTGGTTTGTTCCTCAGATTCAAGAAGTGGGCAAAGGATCGCCAGTTGAACATCACGTCGGCCTGAATCCGCGAGTTGTACGTCTTGAAGAATCGTGCGGACTCTTTAGCACGCTTACGACCGAGTACCGGTTCCAGATCCTTGATGCAGCGATGGTACAGCTCGTTGCCCTTCTCCGTGTATGCCTTCAGATTGTTTGCCCAGTTCGTCTCGACGTTGTATTCAGCGAGTTCCGAATCGGCTACTCCTCTCCAGTCTTCGGGGAGGTAGTACTTGTCTTCTTTAAGTTCTTTATACCTTGCAGACTCACCATTGACAGAAACGCCAACCCGATGCTTAAGTATGTGAATGTGAGAAGCAATATCACAATCGACCAGAAAATGAAGGCTAGACTTTTCAAAGGGAGTGTGATGACCTTGATCAGCCAACATCTTGAGAAGTTTAGGAATGCGTTGTACTTTTTCATCTGATAGTTCTCGTGACGTTGACGTCCATGCGGAGCATGCGTGTATTTGATCTGAGCCGTAGTGGCCGATTAGTTCTACCGTGTTCTTCATAATTTATACTTTGATGTTTGCGATCGACACGACCTTACGACCTTTGTCCCACGGCTTAGGACCAGAAGAAGCCGCAGGTTCAGGAGCCGCTGAGTCGATCATCGTCTGACCGGATGCATTCACGTCGTACAGGCGCATCTTAGATTTATCCACTCCGACGATGAAGCGTTTGTTTGACGTCTTGTTGTTGTATCGATTCTTGAGCTGCTTCACCATGTACTGACCAAGCTTCTCGAGCTGCTCGGTCTCGGTCAAAGAGATCATGAAGTCTGCCGTTCCAGTCAGAGCAAATGAATCGGCGATGTCCGTCATGTTCGGATCCGACGAGTTCATGCCCATACGATTGACCTGCGTGGCAGTCCAGATCGGAACGTTGAACTCGATGGCGAGCCCTCTGAGCTCTTCTGACACGGCCTTGACGAACGAGTTGGTGTTCACGGATCCGGATAGACCCTTCACTCGAGCCGACGAACAAATGCCGATGTAGTCGATGAAGATGATCTCGGGAATGAAGTTCTTCTTCATCTTCAGCTCGTTCAGCAGGGCTCGAAAGTGACCAGAGTGTGCGGCCGCCGTTGGATACTCCTTGATGATCAGCTTGCCCTGAGTCTTCGCGGCGATCTTCTTTACCTTGGAATCGAACACGTCTCGAGGTAGGGCTTCGATCTGATCGAGGGTAACGTCGAAGAGGTTAGCGTCGATGCGCTCGGCGATCCTCTCCTCAGACATTTCGAGCGTGATGTACAGGACATTCTTTCCCTGTGCCAGATACGACGCGGCCAAGTGACACATGACTAGGGACTTACCTACGTTCACACCGGCCATCACGATGTTCAGAGTCTTCTTGGGCACTCCGCCTCGAGTGATGGAGTTTAGCATCTCGATGTCGAACGGCAGGCGAGTCTCCTTCTTATGATAGTACTCGTACCGCTGAGTCGCGTTCTCGATGTAGTCGTGACCGACGTTGGTATCGAACGTGACGGATAGAGCTTTCTGCAGGATGTTTGGAATCATTCCGGGAGCCACGTCCTTGCGCTTGCCGTCGATGATCGCGATGGACTCCATGACGGCCAAGAACACGGAGCGTTCCTGACACCACTTCTCGGTCTGATGAAGGAGCCAGTCGAGGTCGACCTTCTCTGGCTTCTGTAGATCTGCAAGGATCTCAGCGGCCTGATTGCGAGTCTCGAGCGAGCCATTGGTCGACCTCTCGAGCTCGATCATCAAAGCCGGAGTCGTCGGGAGCTTATTGTACTTGAGGATGAACTCGAGCATGAGCTCATAGGCCACGCGCTCGCCTCCCTCGAAGTATTCGGGCTTGACGTGAGGCATCGCCTTGCGACAGTAGCCCTCGTCGTTGATAAACGTCTGTAGTACTAATTTTTGTAGATTACTTTCCATTCAATTTTCCAATCTTTGCGTCCTGACTCGACAGTATTCCTGTGAGCAGATCGCCTGCATAGTGTTGAAACCTAGGATTATTTGAGACGTCGGATCGAGAGTACAGCGTGTAGTTGAACGACAACTTTGCCACGCCGAGGCTCGGCTCTTCGGTCACACGAACGTACTCGTAGCTATATAGCGTGCCGGCAAACTCCCCGGTCAACAATTTTACCATCGTCACACCGGGGACGTTCGGCGACGTCATCAGCACGTAGTCGATGTCCTCAATCGGCATCTTCTTCAGACCCAGCATTCGGACGAGACGTAAGCATTTCCTTGTGGCCCATTGAGTAGCGGTTCTTAACATATTCTTTGAAGTCAGTCTTTTCGTAGATGGAATTCCAGAACGAGTCGTCGAAGGTCTGATCGGCGCGGAGCTTCTTGGACAGGTCCTTCTTGGTCTTCGGATCGTGGGCGACGTACCAGCCGACCTGAGGCTTGGTAACATATCCACCCTCGAACGCAACGTCGAGCAGACCGGAGTTCCTCTCGATGCCACCTTCCCAAGACACAGAGATCGGGATCTTGGACTTCTCGCGGACGAAGCGGGACTTCTCGACGTTGATGATGAAGTGATAGCCCTTCATCTCGTCTCCGTCTTTATCCTGCTGACGACCGATGATCCAGATCGTATCGGCCGAGTAGTAGATGCCGGTACCACCAGAGACGACCGGCTTAGAGTACATCTCCTGAGTCATATAGATGTGATTGACCGCCAAGAGAGGAATGTCCTTCAGAGTCAACATGGGAGTGACCATGCGGAACAGACCCTTCAGAGCTTTTGCTCGAGTCATGTCGGCCACGGACTTCTCGTTGATCGCGTCCTCCACTTCTTTCTTTGAAGCCAGATTGCCGATGGAGTCGATCATGATGATGACCTTGTCGCCGCGATTGATGTTCTGGAGCTGAGAGACCAGATCGAACTTGAGTTCTTCGACGTTCGTGATCGGCGTATGAAGGACTCGAGAGGGATCGATGCCGAACGAGGTGAAGTAAGACTGCGGAGATCCAAACTCGGAGTCGTAGAACATGCACACGGCATCCGGATTCTGCTTCAGATAGGCGCCGACCATGAGCAGGCCGAACGAGGTCTTGAAGTGTTTAGAGGGACCAGCCAGCACGGTCAGGCCAGAGGTCAGGCCGCCGTCGAGTGAACCAGAGAGCGCCGCGTTGATCATGGGCACTTCCGTCTTAGTGAACTCCTTCACGCCAAATAGCTTTGAGTCCGCCATGACTTCCGCGCCGTCGATCTTAGATGCCTTCTTGAGGCGTTCGAGTAGTGATGTAGATGTTGCCATAGAGCTGATAATATAAACTGATGATTGTTAATTGTACACCGATTAAGCCATAAATGTTTCCAGTGAGGCCGCTTCTCCAGACGTGACGCACTGGCGCACATTGTCCTGAATCAAGAATCCGTCCGCGTAGTCATCGAGCGGAAGCTTATCTTCGAGGAACATCTTGACCATTCGAGCCGGATGTTCGGCCGTCGTGACCGGAACGTTCTGACATACGTGATTCAGATTGCGAAGCGGATTCAGGAGTTGAAAGTCCAGAGGCATCTTCATGATCGATAGGCACTCACGGACGTTGAGGAATCGATCGTGACGGTGATGTGTGAGCATCGTGGGCATGTGACCGACAAATGCGCCGATGACGTCGCACGGTACCTCGATCTGCTTACGCATAATGTTTCCACCCATGCCTAGCTTCAGATGCATTCCCTTGGATCGTTCAGCGAGCTTAGAGAATCCGTTCTTTTCCATCCAAGCGGCGACTCGCATGTAGTCGTGACCCGGTGCTCCCTCGATCGAGCGAAGCACGTTGGCCGTTCGAGTGAGTGACTCGGCAAACTTGCGATGAGAGATGCCTCCATGAACCTCTTCGAGAAGGTAGCGATAGTAAGGATCCTGTGAAGGAACCTTCTTCGAAGCCAGGATCTGAGACATCGGGTCGTTCTTGGCCGCATTCTTTGCCATGTCGATTGTATCCTCGATGCGTTCATTGGAAGAATGATTGCAGTACTCGAGGAGCGGAATCTTATCTCCTTGCCAGAAGAAGTAGAATGTACGTTCACGGACCTGTGAGAGTCCATGTACTTTTGACTTGGTCTTAAAGATCGAGAACGTATATCCATTCTCCTTGCCAATCTTACGAAGGCGATCTACCACAGGTTCTCCAAGCTTTGATGCCAGACGTGGCGCATTCTCACCCCAGAATACACGAGGCTTGATGTTGCCAAGGACATATTCAGCCGAACGAAACATCCATTCGTTCATCGCGCTCGTACCAGACGCGGAAGGCGATAGAGCCGAGAGACCTGCACAAGGGCAACACGTTGTAACAACATCGACCTTGTGAGGATACTTACCACCTTCATCTAATAAAATATATGGCATTTCATTATCATAATAGTTTACAAGATGTGAATCATTGGCTTTAAATGGTGAATATGATAGAAGATAGTCTGGTCTATGACCAAATATATTTTGAGAAGCTAGTGTATTACCACCAATCAATGGGACGATACTGGCATGTTTAATCATTTGAATGTTTTCTTTTAATATGTAACTTCACGTTTCCTGCATTATTTTCATATTCACAATGTGGGCACTTAATTTTTTTATGCATCGCATTTAAACATTTATCGCGTTTTTCAGGATTTGACATATGTTCTTTTGCTCGATCACTGCGAAGCTTTTGAACTTCTTCATTAGCATAATAATTCTTTTTGAATGATTCGCTTTGACGACGTTTCAAATCTTCATCTTCCATTCTTTGCTTTTGAATATCAGAACGATATTTAGATAAATCGCTGATATCACTTTTATAATTCCATCCAGCTCCACCACTAGCTACATTCCATCCTATTTTTTGAGATGATCTCAATTCATGTTCTTTCATATAACATTCTTTTAATGAGCCTTGAAATACTATTTTAACATGGTTTTCAAATGTTACATTATTTTCTCTTATACGCTTTCGCATATGATCGCAATCAGTAGAATGTTCTCGAAATCTTCGATAGATGCCCTTTTTAGCATTTACGACACCGATATATCCTTCTTCTATCGATGGATTGTTTGGGTTTTGAATGTGATATACGTAACCTTCTGATTTGATTATTGAGTCCATGTGCTGGTATTTATACTATCCAGCACATGGACTGAGTAATTATTTTTCGAAGTCATTCAAAAAAGGTTTCTAGGGAGTTATGCGGTACTTCTAATAATTCAGGTTTATGCGGCACTTTAGATAATTTCTTCGGAGTGCTGAAGGTATCTATTCCATTCCAATGAGGATAGAACTCGCGTGAAAGATGAATCGAATGAGGCTTCTCCATGAACTTAAAGTCGAGCTCGCCCTTGTCGTTCAGAAGATAGTCGGTCCAGCGAATGAACTTGGCACGACGTGTGGCCTTCTCGACGGCCTGATTAAATGTATGACGGACTTCAGCGCGCTGAGCCCATGTTCCCCAGAACGGCTTGCCTTTATAGTAACCGGTCTTAGGTAACTTACGAGACTCGTTCTCGAGGGGTAGGAGTTCGTAGATCGACACGTCCTTGATCGGAAGCATCTCGACGGCCTCTACATATCGAAGAGCCAGAGACATCGTGTTTGTAAATGAATCACCTTCCAAACGACAGAGATGATGACGCACGTCGATGTTGCCAAAGTAGAACTCAGCAGAAGATACTCGATCGATGGAGGTGAACTCTTCGATGAATGTATTGAGCCCGAGCGACAATGCACCATTCAGAGTCTTGAATGGAACTGAGTTGACCGTCCATCCCGGACGATGCATGCAGATTGAATGAGAGTCTCCAATGACCACCTTCTCCGTGATGTGTGGAAAACGAACTCGAGTAGATTCAATACGCATGCGCTTGAGATTCTGAATATCGACTTCGAGCCACTCTGGCTGAATCTCCTTCTTCTTGCTCGAAGCATTTAGAATGCGTTCTTCAATCATCTCATCGATCTTTGGAAAGTCTACGGCCAAAGAATATACCTTGCCCTTGAACTTTGAGAAGTTACGAATGTTCCAAGCATAGGGAAACGATTGCACTCCACCAAAGAGATTCAAGCCACCGGTCCAGTCGGATCCCCAGTAAACGTAGACTACGTCGTATTGATTATGATCTTCGTGAGCATTGCCTGCCCAGTTGATATCGACAACATCATACTCGCCAGTCTGTCGAATCTGATCGGCATAGATGACACCTTGCGAGGATCTATGTGATGCCAAACGAGGAACTATCGGAATGAATGGTGCCGTGACTAATGCTTTCATGATTATTGAATCTTCCAGGTGTCGTTACGATTTAGCTTAATGTCATTTGAATCGAAATGCTTTATCTGCCAGTCGTGATCTTCTAGCGCAACCACCCAGCAGCTATTCAAGTGGATACCGTAGTCTATAATCATGACGGCCAATCCATGTCCCAGTGGAGTCTTGACCCACATAGGATGCTCGAACTCGTGTGTCATATTGTAGACATTATATCAGTCAAATGAGCCTTGTACATCTATTTGTGAAGTTGTTTTACCATTGATTATCACTTTACCAGCCGGATGCTTTGCCAGATTGAAATTCTCTGGAAAGATCCACGTGTATGGAATGCGCTTCGTTGGACTCTTCACATCATGTGTAATCGCAATGTGTTTGTAAAAAAAACATCCCTTATCCTCTACGTTCAACCAATGCTGAGAAGTCATAGGATTATCTGAATGCTCGCAGAGATAACTCATCTGAGCGAGCCACACATTGGCCTGATGATTCTTTGGAACGAACTCTCCATTCGCATCGATCTCGTACTTAGCCTTGCCATTCACGTTCTCTAGAAAGATCTGATGCATGCCGTCGAAATGCCCAGTACCTCCGTAGAGGACGGACTCAGGATCTACGAGGTGCGGAAACGCCATCGCAACGTATCGAGCCGTGTTCTTACACGGATAGAGCGGAGAACGAAAGTTCTGTTCTTTCTTGAAGTGAGCCTCGAGGATCTTGGCAAACTGCATCATCGTGTATCTCTTACCATTTGTAAGATGATGATGCAGAGCATTTGCCGCCTTCAATGGTCCGGTCAGGAGCCATTCCTTTACATCCGTACCCTTGGGATAGTAGATCTGAAATAAGTCAGATCGAGCATGACGATTATGCTTAAAGTGCTCGCGAGTCTTATCAATGCCATGCGTCATCAGGTGAGTCAGCGTACCCCAGTGCTCATTGGTAAACGAGAAGACAAGGGCGTACCAGAGGCGATCGCGCGAGTCCTTTACTCCTGTCATGAGTTCAACGAAGGGGTGCTCGTGCCAGTGAAGGCGATGGGAGAAGATCTGATAGTCTTCGCTGAGCAGCTTATCCTCACGAAGGTCAAACTTACGACAGAACTCAAAGAACTTCGCCACGCGCTCCTCATGCGTCCAGTCGCGCATCCAAGAGTCCTTGGGCTTGCCGTCCTTGAGTGTAATCTGAGCCGTGTTAGGATATAGAATGTCGTTCATTGCATGTCCTTCTTCCATTTACGATAAGAGTCCGTCTTTACAATTATCGATGCGTCTTTTAGAATGGGGTCACGGCCAACATTCCACATCAGTCGGCGCTTCTTGCCATCCTTGGGAATATATTTCCAAATTTTTCCGTCGTAACTGGCAACGGTCGGAAACGGTGGTAGATTTTCTTTCTTCTCAGACTGTGGAAATGCCAGAGGTTCCGAGATGACTTCAGCACGACCAAGTTCACCAGCCTGTAGATTGCGAGCCACGGCGACGCAGGTAAACTTGGCATTCGGCCAAGCGATCTGAAGGGCTCGAGAGAGGACACCGGTAGAGATAGCCACGTACACTTCGTCGGGCTCAGGGATCGTTGAGGCGGCATGCACGATCGCCGCCGTCGCTAGCTCGTGCTTCAGACCCAGAGGAATGAAACAGGCATTGTGTTCGTCAGCCCACTTCTTGGCGTAGAGGTTAAGATTCGGCATAGCCGCGATGCGTTCGAAGATCGGAGTGGCTCCGCGTTCGATGCAGCAAGCCTGATGGAGCGAGATCTCCTTCGACGACGGCATGAATAGGACTACGTCCTTGTTGTGACGCTTGGCTACATCGCATAGAGATACTCCGGCCAGTCCAACTCGAGGCTGACAATACACGAGGGTCTTATTCAGAATCTTTGAGCAGAGGAGGTCGCCGGCTCGAGTCTTGGTACCCACGGTCAGGTCATCTCGAACCACCTGCACTCCCTCGTGCTCGATCACCATCGGAGAACTGTTGTATGGAGTCCAGCCCTCGCATAGGCTCAGGTAGTACTGCTTCGCCTCCTCGTAAGACATTCCCATCGGGACGTCTTTATTGTTGCCATCGATTACGTGTTCGTCGTGTGCCATAATTTTATTTAGTGGGGAATTTTTCTGGTACTCCGATCCAGTCCTTGTAGTTCGGATGATCCTGAACGAGCTTGATGTATTCCCTCTCGGTCAGGTTGTTTGCCTTGATCACCTCGTCGTAGTAGAAGTTCTGCGAAGGGTCGTTGAACGTCTTCACGAGTCCGAGGTCGAGCATCGCCTTCTGTCGACCATACGGATGAATGATCTTCGAAGAGTTGAATACCTTGTCGCGATCGAGGGAATTATATGCCTCGCCCATGCGTACGTAATTTGTACAGTATCGAATATAGTCACAGCAGACGTCTTCTATGTTGTAGGGAACTTCATTAGTATCTTTACACGCCATCTCCATCACGGCGTCGAGGAAAGCCTGAGTCTTCATCTTCTTGAGAGGACGAGCCAGATACGAGATGCACTGCTCGGCGTTCGATCCATAGAAGAACATCGATTGGCGATCGACGTATTGAGGATACCAGTCTGCGATGTCGGCTATGATGGCCGCATATTGAAAGTGATACTGACGAAGGCCGTTTACGACATTCCAATCGAGCATGAACTCGCCGATACCGCGTAGAGTTTTCTTTCCAAATGCCGGTGTTTGAAGCCAGTCTGCCAGATCACGAGCCAGTCGAGGAGCGAACTCACAGAGGTAGTAGTCGCCTCCGCGCTTATATCCAGCCGGAGGCTTAGGAAACGCAGGGAACTGATATCCTACGGAAGTGTAGAAGGAGTTCTGCTCGTTCTTGACCATCTCACACATGTCCTCGATCGACTTGGCTCGATGAAGCTTCAAAAGCAGAGTGTTATGATAGCCCGAAGGCTTCTGAGCGTAGTTGATGCCGGAACCGCATACTCGATGGAGAATGAAGATGTAGAGCCATTCGGCCAGGCCAAAGTGTGCATGCTTACCGGTCCAATCATGGGCGACCTGATCTCGTTGACGAGTGATCTTACCTGCCTCCATCTTCTTCCAGTACGGATGTCTATCAGTCCATCCATAGAAGCAGTCGTTTACGATCTGAGAGAATCCGGCGTACTTACGCTCGACGACGTCGTAGAGTTCCACGTTCTCGAGGAGTCCGTCGTTCATTTTGGATTCTGCGTGCGTGAGCATTCCGTACGGAGGATTCAACGACACGTTGCACTTCTCCTGCTGTTCCTTGGCGAGCCTGAAGTAGCGAAGGAAGTCCTGATAGTATGGTGTTGGTTCAATCATTTTAAGTATTCTTTCAGTGTGCTCAGCATCTTCCTCTCGACTCCAGGATCATTGAGGGACCTATTCCTCGGAGACGGATGATGGATGCGATGGTGTTCTATACCGTATTTAGAGCATACGCTCGAGACGAACGTGCCGAGCGCGATCACCCTTTCCTTGCCGTTCACGGCGTCGTAAAGCGCCTGTGGATCTACGTCGCATATGTTGGCCGATCCATGCACGTCTGGAATGACGTTGTGAAACGACCACTCTCCTTGACCTATGATCTTCATCCATTTACTCAGTCGATTGAGCGAGCAGTTCTTGAACGGCCGATTGTTCTTGGCCGGAGACATGCCCAGCACAAGGACTCGATCGGAAGCTCGATGATCGACGATGAAGTCAGTTACGTTTGTCATACCATGTCGTATTGAATACTAGCTTCGTCGAAGAGGTTGTACGTGAATCCACAAGATTCTCGCCAGTGCTCTGGAATGTCCTGTTTAGGAATGACGACCCTATGGATGCCTACCTGAATGATGCCCTTGGCACACTCGGAACAGATGGGCAATCCGATGGCATACAGCGTAGCACCGTCTAAAGATACTCCGTGTTGAATCGCATTGTAGATCGCATTCATCTCCGCATGAACCACGTATTTGTACTTGAGTTCACGTGTATTAAGCCTTTCGGGCGTATCCTTGATTCCACGAGGAAACCCGTTATAGCCGGATGCCAAGATGCGACGATGCCTGACGATCACGCAGCCAATCTTTCGAGACGGATCTTTGGACCACGCGGCGACCTCTGTAGCCATCTTCAAGAATCTAGAATCCCAGTCGCTCATGGCTTATACCAGTCCTCGACCAGTTTGAAGTGCCTCTCGTAGATGTGTAGGCTGCCGACGTTCCAGTGAATGTCACCGGCTTCGATCTTAGATTCAGTCAGGCGATTATAGTCGGCGACCAAGGTATCGAGGACGTGCTTCTGCCAAGCGCGATCGTTGCGATATCCGAATACCACATCATTCGAGCGCATTTGTACGACGCAGTGCATCTTGCCTTCGCGAATCAGGTACTGCACGGTATTGGTGCACATGAAGTCGGATCGGCCGCTATGAAAGGCATCTTCATGCATCGTCGGACGAGTGTAGATCATGATGGCTCTACGTGTGTCCTTGTTTGCAATCAGCTCGGCTCGGCACTTCTTGTACTGATCGAAGTTCATTGGAGACCAGATGCACCATCCGTAGTTTGAGTTGATGAAGCCGTCCTTGTCAGCGACCTGCTTCCAGATCTCGGGAACCTTGCCGGGAATATCATTCACATTCAGAGACTGAGACTCATACCACTCGAGTTCACGATTGATGTAGTCTTCATTGACCGTGCCAAAGATCGTAGGCTCATCGGCAATAAACGAAGCACCGACCAGCTCGATCGTCTTTACGCCAGACTTATCGGTCACGAATTCTTCGGCCATCAAAGACTCGAAGAAGTGCCACTGAAGATCCATCACATTCATTTTTTTGTTTTTCATTTTAAGTTTAAGAGTTCCTGCACGATGTTGGATGGTTTCGATATGCGACGATTGAGAAAGTCGCGATCTGAATTCTGACCTTCCATCTTGCCACGACAGTAAGAGACGATGAATGAGCAGTAGTTAATCATGTCCTTAGCCGAGTCTTCAAGAGATTCGAAGTTAGGCTTATACTCAGGATCATGCTGCATGGCCGCGACTACGGAATCCATGCGAAGCTTCTTGGCATGAATGATGTCGAGGAGAGTGATGATGCCATTCGGATAGTATTCTGCCTGCTTGATTCGAGAATTAGGATTCTGATAGTCACGCGACTTGCTGAGTTGTAACTCGATGCATTCGCGAAGGGCTCTTACTGATTCACGTTCTGTTTGTTGATTCATAGATTAAGGCATTATTATAGTCTGCGATTGATGGTTTGTACAGTACTAAATTACGAAGCCGTCTGACCGTCGATGTATAGGTCGATGGATCCAGCTAGCGTGTCGGCCTTACAGTGGCCAGTGAAGTCCGAGAAGCATTCTGTTCCAGACCAATACTTGATCTCCGGCATGTCGCCCCCTTCTTTGATGTATTCTTCGAGGCGCTTAAGCGTATCGTGATAGTATTCGAGCTTATTCAAGATATCAGATGTACTTTGAGTTTGCATTATAGAGTTTAGATCCAGAGAGTTCACGCATTCGCTGAGCGAGCGCTGGGTTATTTACCGTCCTCAGGTGAGTCATCTTGGAGATGGGCCAACACACCATGACTCGACCTTGAGGTTCGTATTGAGTCGGACGAGTCGAGACCATGTTGTAGCCCTCGCGATCCGTACACTCGTAGATCTTGATGTCCGACGTGGCATCGTATTCCACGAAGATCAGGCGATCGACGGACATGCACTTCTTCAGATTGATCTGATGCTGCGCGTTGACCGTGAATGATCCATTCGGATGGCGATTCTGCGTCTTCACCTCGATGTTCTTGCCGAGGGCCGTCATGTCTTTGACCGTGTCGTACTTGTTTTCCGATAGGCTGCCACCAAGGATCGAAGCGACGAGCTCTTCTCCCAGCTTACCAAGCTTCTCTTTGTTTGTTGTATAGTTCATATCAAAACGGCTTGAAAAAGTTCTCGACCCTATGCGAACGAGGGAGCTTGTCGCTCAGCTTACGCCAGTATCGAAACACTCCACTCACCACATTGTAGTATGGCTTGATGAGGAATCGAGAGTACCACTTCGTCCAGAATACACGCTCATTCTCCATTCGTTTTTCAAGTGCTTCATTCTGAGCTCGAGCTTCCGTATTGTCCTCGTGAGTGAAGGCTTTCAAGCGAATGGACTTCACCTTGCCGGCGACGACCTTGGCCGTGTATTCGACCCAGTAGTCGCTCTTCAATTGAGAATGTTTATTAAAGCGAATCGAGTCATAGAAGTCGATCGTGCCGGTGAAGTCGTGAAGGTCCTTCCAAGACGAGCTCACTTCCTTCATGTGACCCATGCGGCCCGACACGGACTTGCTCTTTGGATTTCCGGGCACATGCTCGAGTACCGCGTCACGTAGTTGCAGCTTCTTGTCGGCCGTGATTCGATACTGCGCGAACGCATTGTAGATGTCCTTGGTTTGAAAGGTAAGTTTATTGAAGTCAAATCCTTTGAGTTCCATCGGATTTGGAATCTTAGGCAACTTGGCTTCACACGTAATGTAGTCGAACATTCCCATAGTTTTATTTAGATGATTGATCGTTGATGAACGGCATGAGTTTATTTAGATTTACCTGAGAGATGACGAGCTGATCACCGTACGGATGACCATAGCGAAGAATGTGCCAGCAGTGTTTCAAACGATGGAGTAAGCCTACTTGCACGCCCTTCGTACCGAGGGTCCAGATGGAAAAGTAATAGACGTTTTCTTCCATGTCATAACTGATCTCGAGCACTTCACCCGTACACTCGCATTTGAGTTGAATAGTTTGTTCTTTCATGATTATTGATATTTAATGAATTCAAAGTGACCGATCTGATATCCCGGATGCCATTCCCAGTCTTCCCGATCGCGAGTGTTGTAATAGTAAGTTCCATACCAGATGTCATAATAGAAGTACTTCACGCTCGAATACCATTTGTTGTTCTTATAATAATAGAAGCCGTTGTATGCCGCGTCGTATCCTTGAACGGCCGCATAGATCCCAGAGGCGTTGTCTTTGAATGGAAGGTAGATCGTGCTGTGACCATACGCATAGTCAGTCAGATACAGCACGGCCGTCGAGGAATTGAGCTTTCGATAGTAGTAAGTCCCTATGCTGTTGGCACCCGCAAAGTAGCCGACGGCCGTGTATGTGCCGTTCCTGTTGAACATGAGGACCGAATTACGACCGGTCGCAAAGGGCCGCGTGCCTTCCGTCACGGTCAACTGTAGGGTGTATCCATTGATTGATCCTCGAGCCTTGCCCTGCAGCGCCAGGAACTCACCAGATGAGCTTCCAGGAAAGACTGGGCTAGTTACATCAAAGGCGCCAGAGTCTCCCTGAACGTATCTGAGCTGAAAGTCGAGGGGGCCGTTTCCGCCGTCCGTGACTTGCAAAGAGGCCGTAGGACTAGTGTAATGATAGTCGTAAGTGCCTAGACTTTGAAAACCTCGCTTTACATCGATCATCGTATACTTGCCAGATCCTACGGGAATCAGCATGTAGAATGCATCAGAGCCGTAGATCGATAAGGAGAGAGAAGCACTGGAGATCGAGGAAGGGATTCCGGCATGCATCAGAAGAGTGATGCAGGTGAGGACTAACGTCATGTATCTTTTCATCATAAAATGGTGGTAGCAACAGGACTCGAACCTGTGTAGCCGTAAGGCAAAGCATTTACAGTGCTTCGAAATTGCCGCTATTCGATACTACCGAAATTAAAAGCTGAATCGAGGTAAGCCCTTGTCGAGAGGACGTCATCTTACGGGACGGAGCATGAAGCCCCATTTCCCTCGATCCAGTATGACAAGCCGGTGGGGATTTAATATATTCCTATCCATCCATGCGTACCTGTCAAAATTATGATCGAGGTTTATTGATTCTACTTTTGGAGTTATGCACGCTCGATCAACATGCTTTCCATAGATACGCTCTTCCCGACGAATCGGCCGTGGCAATCTACACGGTTAATTGAGTGTTGATAAACGTTAGGCCATACGTTCCAACCTTGGGGCCGAGAGCATATACGTTGCTCACCGTAGGTTTGGGCATCTCTGCCATCAACAAAATTAAAAGAGCAGTAGGATGATAGCCAGTTCCGAAACCCGAAAGGCCGCATCATCAGTCATTCGGCCACTCACTCGCTTCCGCTACGCAGTTGCGCTACTACTCTAAATATCCCGCTGCAAGTGTCCACCGGAATCCAGCAGTATTTGCCCACTTGCACTTCATTCGAGCTTTCCATGGCGTATCGCCTAGTATATTCTCGAGACTCGTCCGGCAAAGGAACGGGATAAATTGGCGGGCGATGGCAGGATTTCAACCTGCAATGTGACTCATTATTTAGAGCCGCGTCTTTTCATTCCGCCACATCGCCCAAATTCATTCTGATATAAGAATACCAAGTATTCATCGAATGTACACGGCAAAGTGTAACTGAATTACGAAGTCACTTCTCTATGATAAAGAATCCGTTGCCGTGCTTATACACACCCGTCCACTTTTCTTTGATGTCGCCTAGGGCGTAGTTGAAGTACTTCAGTTTGAATCCAGAGTCTTTGATCTTATTGATCCACCACTCTTCATCTTTTTTGGTGACGTGAGTCTTGTCGATCTCGTATTCACGAATTCTAAAAGAGTCGTTGTCTCCGAGGGGTATCACGAGCAATGCCTTATTGCATACTTTATAGAACTCAGCAAGGGTCTTGTCTATCTCTGATTCAGGAATGTGTTCCAAGACGTCTTTGGCTATCAATAGATCCGCTTTTAGGTTCATCTGAGAGAGGTCTCTATCCAACAGAAACAGTTTATCTTTTACCTGAGGGAGCGCCGTGCTCAGGGCGTATTCGCTTATGTCTACTCCGACGATAGGCTTTCCGCTGATCAGGTGAAGGGCATTAACCAAAAATCCCTTGGCGCAGCCGAAGTCTAGAGCAGATTCGAATTCGATGTTTTCACAGATCGATATCGCTTCTGGAATGCTTCGAGTAGGCATCCACGAATAGTTTGAGTATCCGCTTATGCCCTTCTTCACTCCGTTCTCGTAGTAGTCTTGATCAAAATTTACTTTCATTATTAAGCAAATTCATTGTGTTCAGTCGGTCTGACGATGTCGTCGATCAGTTCATTCTGAATTGCATATTTGCAGAATGAGCACGCATGATGTCGGCGGGTTACTCCACCCTTTTCATAGAAGTCAAGGATGCCGTCGATGTCGCAGATTTTCAATTCGGAATTCACTTGATAGTTCATCTCCGGCGCCAGCTCGGCCGAGGGGCAGACATATACGTTTCCGTCCGTAAACACACAGGGCTTGACCATGTGCATGTAGCAGTTGTTATTCCTGCGAGTTCCTTTATAGTTGAAGTCTGACAGGAAAGCATACTTCAATTCTCGACCAGCGATGATCCCTCTGATAGTTTCGATGTCTTTCATCACTTCAGAAGTAGGCTTAATCGCATTAAAAGCGATACGAGTCGGGATCTTATTTGCCTCCACCCATTCCAGCATCTGATTGAAGTGTTCAGTCTTCTGAATCTTAGTCGTGACCTTTCTGTTCGTCTTGTCGACGTGCTGACCGGTGATGTTTGGATTGGTAGAAGTTTCGACGTGTTCGTCCCACACGTAGGCCGCACTGATCTTGATGTCGAGGCCTTCAAACACGCTCAAGTCATAGGTGTATCCTTCAGTGAATCCATACATGCCGAGCCTGACCCACGTGACCTTATTCCAAGACTTGATCTTGTTGAGTCGAGTACCGTTGGTGCATACGCCGATCTTGAAGCCTTTAGAGTGCGCATAGTTGATGACTTCGTCGAAGTCAGGATGAAGGGTGGGTTCGCCGCCGCCAGTCAATTCCATGCCAGTCACGCCCAACTTGGCAAACGAGTCGATCGCTTTCTTCATCTGATCCAGAGTCAACATGTCTTTCATCGCCCTATTAGCAAAGCAGCAGAAGCTGCAGGTCAGATTGCACGGATTACACGGAGACATGTGAAACATCACGGGAGAGGGCACTCGATGCACTCCGCTGCCGCTTAGGCCTTCTTGAATCAATTCGAGCTTGTCAAGGTGCTTAAGCAGTTTAACGTGATTACTCGTATACGAACGACCTTCTACTGGCTGATTATTACTCATATTGTTTTTCAAACTGTTATTTTCACTCATATTAAATTCGCTCTTTATATCTATTCTCAAAAATAATCTGCATCGACCTCTCGACTATGTGTGCTTCCCTGCCGCCGTTCAGTCCGATCTGATTCGGAATGACGTCCATCAACTTCTTCCAGAATGCTTTACTGTAGAACAAGCACCTCTGCTTTTCGACTATCAGCTGAGATCCCGGAGGAAAATCTAGCACGTTCACGTGAGTGTAGTCTTCAAATATGTGATTGGCATATTCGCCAAATGAAGAAAACTTGCTTGGAGGCTTACCGGTATTATGTGCTCCTCCATTGATGTACCAGCTATTGTTTTCTTCTGAATACACACCATTCAAATAATTTTTATCACCAAACAGTCGAGTGAAATATGTATTATGAATGAGCTTATCGAACCTTTCTTTTAGGCAATGATCGAATGGATTTCCTTGAACAAAAGCAATTAAGTCAGGTAAATTTTCATAGTTGTCGTGTATGAACTTGAAGATGTCGTATTGATTGCCGCCAAAGTTTGGAAGCATCCGTTCATTGAAGCCTTCGCCCAGGGGTTCTCCCTTATTATAGATCACGTAGTCATCCGTCAACTCCTTGATCCAATTGACGTCTTCTTTATACCTCGATACGACTATGAAAGCTTTTGGTTTATTCATAGGTATTTTTTAACGAACTGATCGACGCTGATCAGATTCAAAAACTTCTGCCTATGCTTTTCGAGGTATGAAAAGTCATATATGTCAAAGCTTGAAGCAATTTCAGCTGGATTCAACAGTTCTTGCTTACCCCTTCGAATGATGCCGCATCCTTCGTCCGTATCTACCGTGTCGATAGAGATCGAGGGCTCTTCGATCCTGAGCTTTAAGATCGCCTTCCACACGTCGCCGTGCCATGCCGCCGAGACCCTCTCGCGACGCTGAGTTATCTCATGAATCGGATTGCAGTCATGTACGACGATCGTGCCGTTCTCATTTAGATTGTTCAACGAATTGAGGATGTCACGATGTACCTGCTCGAAGAGGTGAAGGCCGTCGACGAAGATGATGTCGTATTTCTGTGGGACGGGTTTGGCAAAGAACTCATCTGACGTCATCCTATACGTCGTGTCTACGTTCGGATCGACGCCGTGTTTAGTTTCGATCTGCACGTCAGTCCAATTCCATTGACGAGTATCCGGACTCGGTTCATTGATACCGATTTCGAGGTAGCTCTTATAGTTATTTTTTGCTATAAGTCCATTGATGATCTGTGTTCTGGTCATGATGTAATGAATAAGTGTTTGTATTTTTCCTTATTATCTATAATATATTGAGGCAGCTTAGATTCTTCAAGCGCCAATCCATTCCTTCTAGATGCCATATGATTCAAAGAATAGTATGGATGACTGAAGTCTTGAACTTTCTTGATGACTCCACCGAGCGCATTGAAGTGCCATCCGCCGTCTGGTCGATACTGATATACTTCTTTCATCTTACCATATGTCCTAAGGTGATTCAGACAAGCGTTCTTGATATTGCGATATCGAGTGACGATAGGACCGGTAAAGTAAGTCCAATTTTCATTTGTACGAACGTTTAGATATTCGATATAGCAGAGTTCGATGTTAAACTTATAGATCGGGTCGTTATCAATTTCAAATCGATCATTGAAGTTCCAGATCTCATCGACGTCGGACACGTAGCACACGTCGTCGTCTTGCAGATGGATTAGAGCATCCTTGATCAATTCTTTTTGATAGAACTCCTTTAACCAGCACGGATGCTCGCGCGTGACGTTCGAACTCTCAGACGCCATCTTAAGGACGGCTTGATTGCAATTTAAGTCGTCAAATGACTTCGGAGTGTCCGATACGACGTGATGAATTATCTTATGATGAAACTGTTTGAACCTCTCTCTATTCAAGAAGTAGTTTAGAGGCTTAGGCTCGCCACTAAACTTTTCAGTAGCTTCGACGATGACGAAGTAATCAACGTGATCATTAAGAAGATTCAAACGAAGCTCAAGCATGTCGAGCTCGTTATTGAATGTAAAGATATCGTATTTCACGCCCATAGGTGTTTATTTTTAATCTGATATTCTTTGAACTCCGCGTCGCACTGTTCGAAGGTGAACAGTTTGTTCTCCCTGTCGATGTAGTTGTATCCTCTGAAGATGTTATAGCCACACGACCAGTATCCATCAGAGATGTTGTGTCTACCCCAATACTTAGGCGCCAAGATATATTTGTTTCGTTCCGAGATGAAGGTCGGAAAATAAGCAAAGCTCGAATTCGAGAGGATCAAGTAGTGTGCGTTCTTGATGATCGTGAAGTCTTTGGCGATGCTGAAGTGATGTACCTCAAACATCGGAAAGAACCTAGACGCCAACGGCACGTCGTCCGTGATGACGATGAAGCGGAACTTAGGATTGATTGCATACATCCTATTGATCGCATTGATCCAGTAGTTTGGATGCAGAAAGAAGTCACGAATACCGGCATAGTCTCCGCCTCTAAAGTTCAAGATGCAGATGTCGTCGGATGCATATTCGTAGCAGTCTTTTTCAGGCTTTACCTTCAGCCACTGCTTGATCTCTTCCTTGCGATGGAGTATTCGAGTCTCGGATTGAAAGCATCCGTCGATCTTCGTATTGTCTTCAATCGCTTCTAACTTAGGATCGTCTACACGAATGTCGCTGCCATTTGGATATCGCACGTCGCGCTCACGTAAGTAGTGCTTGATGCCGTCTGGTAGAGACGTAGGCGGTCCACCCTCTGGACCGGATCCTCCAGTCACCGGCAATCCAAAGTCGAGATCCATGAAGTCGAGGCACTTGAACTTATGAAGATTCATGATGCCAAAGGGCAGTCCCTTATCGAGAGCAACGACCCTCGTCGTCACGTAGCAATGAAGCTGATTGCCCAGACCCTGGCCATTATATATTTCAGTCGTGATCATTTGTATTTTTGTATTACGTATTCGAGCTCTTTCTTTCTCAATTCGTCCGTTGCCAGAGTATTTGAAATTTGATTATCGTGCTGCCTATTGACGACCGTGACGTAGTTGCATATGCTCGGCAGACCGAAGGCATCATAGAGTCTTTTGCAGTAATCGACGTCCATGAGCCAGATCAAGTTTCTATCAAACTCGATCACGTCTTTGTTCTTAAACATCAGCACGCTCGGAGAGCTTATCGTGTTTTGACCGTACTGAATTCGATCGTGATACATCGGATAGAACGCGCTATGAAGATTTATGCCGTCTTTAGAATGACAACACGCCGTAGCCATCCAGTGATTCGTGTTGTTTGCAAAGTGAAATACTTGAGTCCCTAAGCTCGAGTCGTCGACAAAGAAGTCATCTTGAAACAATACCTTTATGATCTGGCCGTTTGCGTGCTTGAAGCAGTTGTTTACATTTGCCGAAGAGTTTCCTCTGTCCGCTTCATTTCGTACGTAGCGAATATCAAGCTTGCCGCTCCACGACTTGCAGTAGTCTTCTATCGCAGAGTCTTCGCTGTGATCGGATATGATAACGTTGAAGTCCTTGAATGCCTGTCGAGCGATCTTTTGCATGGAGTGATTGAGGTACTCGACTCCGCGGCCCTTCATGCCATACGTCGGTATGCATATGCTAACCATTGGATTGTTATTCATAATTTCCAAGTATCTACAAGCTTATCGATGGTTTCATTGAATCTGTAAAAAAAGTCTCCGTAGTACAAAGCCTTCTGATAGTTTTCTTCTATCGCCGCGGCTCGATCGTGATAGTCTTTTTCCGTCAAGGAGTTTATCTTTTGAATCAGATCTTCTTCATTTTCAAATGCAATGAACCCATCCTTGTTGAAATAATCGCCGAGGTTTGGACATCCCCAGTACAGCGGAATGGTCTTAGTCAAGAACGCGTCGATGACCTTTTCCGTGAAGTAGTTCTTATTCCTTGAATTCTCTACGGCGACGTGAAACATGCTTGGCCAACACTGATTCTTACCCGCTCCTGGAGGACACGTATACAGCCAAAGCTTGTCGATGGTCACTCGAGGACCGTTCGCCAAGATCTTATGCCTAAGCTGCTGTCCTTCGATCTGATTCTTCTGTCCACACAGAAAAGACACATTGAACTTCTTATCTTTACTCGTGATGCTTTTATAGAAGTCCGGAGTCTCCCATAAGAAAGACGTGCCAAACGGAAGTAAGACGGAATTCGGACACTTCGTAAGGATCTCGTCGCTCCACGTCAATATCGCATGAAAGAATTTATGATTCAAGATCGCCCAATCATGAAGGCCAAACAGTTGATTGGGTTCTAAGATGACCAGGATGTTGCGTGAACTCTGCCATAGCTCGTCAATCTTTGGAGTGTAGTCATTGAATATCGATATCGACTTATCTGCCACACTGGGCCTCACTCGAGGGGGCAGAATGAACGCTTCGTTACGAATAGCACACCTCTCGTAGAGGTCCTTTGGCATGAAGTTTGAGAAAATTTTCATACTCATATCACTTTCCATCCTTCGCAGTAGATGTCCTTCGTATTATTATGAGCATATGCAGGGCCAAACCATCGACTAGGAGCAACGATTCGTTTATTAGGATTCTGAATTAGCCAGGCACCCCACCAACTCATGCTGCTATTTGCGATGATGGCATGATCACATAGAGTCATGAGACAGAGATCGACGTGAGGCACCAGCGCTCCATCTGAGTATTTGCTAAGCGGCTCTGAGAATGAGAATCTAGGAGACTTAAAGATCTCTTGCTCTTTGCACCAACTGATAGAGTCTGAGAATACCATGACAGGATAATCTGTAGGAAACTGCAGAAGAGCTTCTTGATAATACTGAGGCGTTTGAACTGGATGCTGATCTGAGCAATTTACATATGCCCATTTGAATCCACGTCTATCGACCAGATTAGGATCTCCTCGACGCACGTGAAGAAAGATAACTGGCTTTCCATTAAATTGCTTCATAGTATCTCTACAAGAATCAAGAAGATCTTTCTTGAATGTAAAGTCTTTACGAATCTCACTCGCGATATCTTTGAAGTACTTCTCCGTCTGATAGTATCCGACTAGGCTTACATTGTCAGGGCATTGATCGTGTAGTTCTTTACAGTAATGAAAATATGGTTCGCCGATCTGTTGAAGATTAGGAGTGCCAAAGTTGGCTTTGATGTCAAAGGCTTCACCGAGTCCATAGTTGTCAATAGACTCACGATCGAATGGAGGAATACAGTATTCAAAGCCTCGACGATGCGCGATGCCCTTCAGCGCTGCATATTGAAACATCTGATTGCCGAGTCGGCCGTTGTTACCGAGTTGATTGCATGCTAACATAACAAATTCCTTTCTTTTAGTTTTTAATTACGGCTTCAAACACCTTCTTGATTCCATCTTTGATCGACGTCTTTGGCACCCACCACTTACTGAGATATGTATCCGGTTGATTCCTCTTGTCCATCTGTACGGTGTCTTTTTGCTCGGAAGGAACCACTCTGACGTCTTTGCCGATGGACTTGAATTCGTCGGCGATGATGGAAGCGATGTCGATGATCTTCGTAGACTTGAAGCTGGTGATGTGAAGGTTGTCGTCGGAAGTAAATTCACTATAGCTATTCATGATGACCTCGAGAGCTTCGCAGCAGTCTTCCGCATACAGAAAGTCTCGCTCCTCCTGACCGTCCGTGAGCATGTCGATCGTGCCGGTCTTCAATCCCTTATGAATGAAGTCCGTGATGACGTGAAACTTTTCATGGTCGTTCTCGATTCCATACACATTCCAGAACTTAACGATCAGTCCATTGATCGTCTTCGTGTAGAGTTCGCCGACGCTCTTCAATACTCCGTACGGAGAATAAGTCATGTTGCTCATCTGAGACGACGCAAAGATAAACTTCTTATCATATTCCTGCAGGAGGCCAAAGACATTGGCCATCATGCGCGCGTTGTTATTGATGAACGGAAACGTGTGCTGATACTTCTTGAGGTAGCGAGATCCGCCGACGTCAAAGGCCAAAAAGAATACGAAGTCAGATTCCCAAATTACTTTTGCCAGATGATTGTTCGGAATGATCGTAAGGTCTTCTTCTTTTCCATTTGTGATATCAAATTCAGTTACATCATAACTCTTATCACGTAGATATTTTGTAAGATATGCGCCGACTTGACCGCTGGATCCAAGTATAGTAATTTTCATAATTGATTAAGACTGATAATATCTATGCGCTACTGGAAGTCCATCGAGTCCGTTCTTGAATTCGATGGCATCGAGCGGAGGCTTCTCCTTGAAATGCAAATAGTGAACGGCAAACTTAGTCGTGTAATTGACCGTATGCTTTGGCGATCGAGCCACATGTTCCTTTGGAAGGCTCTGCCAGAACATGCGATCGCCGACGATACCGTACTTATTCTCCTTGTAAGTCCAACGGCCAATGACGCCAAATGCATTTCGATGAATGACGTAGCAATTCGTGTCACAGAAGTTGACGCCATCGGATTCAGGACATGGAGCCAATAAAGATCCATCTACACGTCGAAGATTCCGTCCGGTCGTAACAATAGGTTTCGACATATGCTTTAGAGCTTCTTCGATATGATCTGGCTCATACCAGTTATCCGCATCGAGGAATGCAACGGCGTCGTATTCCTTTCGACAGGCAATGACAGCGGCTCCAATGGCTCGAGGAGTATCTCCATAGTCTCCGCAGTTAGGAATGACGATATGCATAATCTTAGTATTGCCCTCGGCGCGATTGATGACATAGCGCGAAGGATATCCATCTGCGACCATGACATGAATGATATCAGCATGCGTCTGATTGGCTACAGAATCCATGCATCGTTTAAGCACTTCGGGACTTTCTTTATAGTATGGCGTTATGACGGCTACTTTCATAAAATTATTTAGCACCCTTTAGAGCAAATGAAATGGCGCGAGCGGCTTCGATTTCCATTCCACGGTTCTTGTACCACGATCCTGTGTCCCTATCAAGTTCCTTACAGAGCTGAGCGATCTCCGTGGCCGTGATCGGATAGCCGCGACGAATGGCCGTGGCGGCGATGGATGACATGATCTTATACATCAGGCCATACCAACCAGTCGAAGAGATAGAGCGATACTGATTTACGAGCTCACGCTTAACGAACGGACAATCACGATATGATGTCCAAGAATACTTATGGCCATTCATCAGACGACCCTTCTGATACTCCTCCATCTTCTTTTGCATGCGCTCGGATAGATTATCAAGGATTCCAGTAGAAGCCTTCTCGATGTATGGATGCTTTGCCATCAGACTCGAAGGATTCAAGACAGGAGATTCTCGATGTGAGAAGATGAAGTTATGCGCATTCGGATACTGAGCCGGCACATAATACATGCGCGAGAGATCCTTGGTTTGTGGATCGGCTAAGAACTTGAACTCCTTGTTAAGTGCAAACCAGAAGTGCCGAATCTTCTCGGCAGGTACAGGACACGTGAGAGGAAGAACTACTCGAAACTTAGGATGTTCTTTCTTCGAAGAGGCAGATGAATAACATACGTGACGATATACACGAAAGGCGGCGATCGCATCTTCGAATCCTCCAGTAGGATAGTCGTCGACATCGATCGCCGCCCAGCCAGACCAGCATTCCACGTTGGCATTAGCGCGAGTCGTTCCAGCCTTGAAGGTGGCCGGAGTAATCAAAGGAGAAGCATTCGAATTGAACTTCTCGTCTTTCTTTGGCTTGTAACCTGGAGCTTTCGATAGCTTATACAGAAGATCTTCGAACTCCTCGAATGAGGAGAACTCCATCTTGCGATGGGTCTTGTTATCGAAGATTGATTTGAATATCGTCAGTGCCAACATGATACGTAGATATCATAACATGATATCCGAGCAAGTACACTCTTATTCTTCAAACGCCTTTGGAATGATTCCATGATTCCCTTCATGAGATGGAGGCTGCCATCCTTCAGGCTTAATAAGATCTGGAAGGCCGAAGGGATTTGGCCGAGACTCTTTGATGCCGACTTGTTTATCCATATTAGCAAACCAAACTTGATCCCATGCCTTATTAGCATCAACTCCATATGCATCCAAAGTACCGATGGCGACGACACAGAGATCGATCAGAGCGTCGACAATCTCTTCGGAGTTACCTACTTCTACGGCGAGCTTACCCTCATTGATCTCTTCCTGTAGAAAGTTGAATCGAAAATCAAGATATGCCTTGAGCTTCTTCGAATCAAGTTTAGACGTTGCTTCTTTCACGCCGTAGTGTTCGTGCATGTGTGCGATATCTGCTACCCATCCTTTACTCATAGTTTTATTCGTGTATGTTTAAGTTGTTGTCGTTACAGAGTTCATGAAGATTATCTCGAGCAGCCTGAAGAGCCTTGGTTATTTCTCCAGACAAATCTTGATACTTTATTTGTGAGCGGAAATATTCGTCCATCTCTGTAACGACATATTTCCAGTCGCTGCCATCGATAGCCATGCGATGTTCCGCAGCTTCTTCTGGCAAATTGAATTCGAGTATTGCTTTCATAGTTTATCCAAAAAATTCTTCGAGTGAGCCAGAGTCTTCCGATGTCCATCCAATCGATTTAAGAATGATCTGAAGCGGCTCGAGGAATGTCTTCTCGAACTGCTTGTCATAGTCGACAGAATTATGTAGGCCAAACTCTTTTGGTAGATCGGTCACGGCTGGAAACGAGATCACGTTCTCTTGAATCTCATTTGGCAATTTGAGATAGATGAATCGAATCTTCTCGCCAGACTTGATCGTCTTGTACTTCGACTCGAGGCCCTTAGCCGCAATCAAATGATTGTAGAGAAGTGAGCCACGAACATGGATCGGTGTACCTTTCTGATAGATAGTCGATTTAGATTCCCATCCATCTACATCCGATACGCCACGAGGAAAGGCGACTTCAATCGGCGCCAGACTCGAGAAGCGAGAACGAAACTCGGCGATAGAATCCTGTGTCTTCTTCTTGTCGCCAGTCATGATGATCTTGAACATGCGCTTCATTTCACCACGACAGACGGCAGGAGTCGAAGACTTGATTGCCTCGATGCCCATCATCTTCAGCTTGGGTTCGGCATATGTCACACCTTCATTATCGAGTACATTAAGAATGTACCGCTTCTTGGCCGTCCAGACGGCACGATCCGCGATGGCCTCACGCTTCATGATCATGCGATTCACGTAGGCGTTTGTAGCCTTGGCGAGCTTATTGAACGCCACTTCGAGTTCTAGGCCGATACCTTTCTCGTAGAACTCGTCGAGGAACTTGATAGGATCTTTTGGCTTGAACTTATCGATCACGTCCTTCAGAGTCACATACACGGAGTCGGTATCGACGGCCAACACTCGATCCTTCTCGATGCCTACTATCTTCGACACGTAGCGATTCACGGTAGCTTCAGCGAGGCGAATGGCCGTCTGACCGGACAGAGTCACGGCTTCGGCGACCTCGATGTTGAAGTAGCGAAAGTACTTGTTGCCGATCGCGCCGTACATGGAGTTCAGAAGGATCTTCACGGCCATCTGCTCCGTGTCGAGCTTGGCGATTACCTTCTCGACCATGTGCCGCTCGCCTGAATCCTTGGGCAGAGACTCGAGCTTCCTCTTGTTGGTACCGGCTTCCTTCTTGATCTTCACGCGGCGTTCATAGAGATCTTCCACGATCAGCGGAATGATGCCCTTGATGTCCTTACGAAAGCATGCGCCGTTGGCGGCCACACATACCTCGGGATCTTCGTCGAAGATCGGCTGATCGTTCAGGACTCGATCGATGATGAGGTCCGGATTCACTTCCATCTTCGTGTGTGCGATGTAAGTCTCGGGCGACATGTTGTACTGCACGATGAGATTGGGATACTCCGAGTTGACGTCGGAAGAGAGGACCCACTCGTGCATTCCTTCCTGCACATCCTTGACGTAGCCGCCGGCAAATTGAGGAACATGAGACGGAGGCGAGGGCTGAAATGGAACGATGATGTTCTTGTTGGCCAACTTACGAAAGATGATTGAATCCCAGATCGCCGTGGTGCCGAGCGTGTCCGTGTAGTTCACGCCGCCCATGTAAGCCATCATGAGAACGAGCTGAATCAGACCGAGCTTCTCTTCCAGACGATCTACGAGCTCGACGTCCTTGATGTTGTAGTCGATGAACTTCTGATGATCCGCATGATACAGATCATCGAGTGTGCCATCATACTCGAGCTTATTCTCATTGAGGACGACCTTGGCGATGTGATTCAGCGTATACTGTTCCTGTGCTCCGTACGTATAGCCAAACTTTTGAAAGAGATCCATGTAGTCGAGCTGCTGAATGCCGACCAACTCATAGAGGAGCTGCTGACGACCCTTGAGCTTGACTTCCTTGGCCTCGATCAGATTCCAAGGACTCATGACGCGAGAGGCTTCCTCTCCGCCGAGCTTACTGAGTCGAGTGATCAGGTACGGCACGTCGAAGGCGCGGACGTTCCAACCGGTGATGATGTCGGGATTGTTGTCCGGATGAATCCACCAGCGAAGGAAGTCCTCGAGCATCTGCCCTTCGGTCTTGAACTGTCGATAGTCAATCGAGTAGCGAGTCGTGATGGCCTTGGAAGAATCATATGCCTTCAGGCCCCACGTATGACATGTGTTATCCGTCGAGTTCTTGACCGTGATAGCCGTGATTGGATTCTTGGCTTCAGACGCCTCTGAATATCCCCACGCTTCTTTACCTACCTCGATGTCGAGAGTGCATATGCGAATCATCGACTGCTGATAGTGAACGGAGAGGGGAAACTGCGAGTAGATGAAAGCCGGAATGTGCCGATCGTTGCCGTACACCTTGAATGAAGGGACGTCCTTGTAGGTGTCGACGAACTTACGAGACTCGGACATCGAGTCGAATTGCATAGGCTCGATCGAAGTACCGTCGAGCGCCTTGAACTTCGTCTTGGTCTTATCCTTGGCTTCGAGGTAAAACGTGGGACGAAAGCGAACCTTTTCTTGAACTCGCTTGCCGTCGCGGTCATATCCGCGAACCAGCAGCATGTTCATGTTACGAGCAACGGAAGTATAGAACTGAAGGTCTAGATGTTTAGCCATGTCCACATAATATAACATGAAGGGTCCGTGAAGTACATAACCAAATTACCTCACGGACCCTATTTTACGAGGATACATTTTTACTGACCAGTGAAACCGATCGGTTTCAGTAAACTATCCCTTGAGGAGCTGCGGCTTTCCGATCGAGATCTTACGAGCCTTCTTTGACTCGGGTAATTCACGTTTTAAATGAATCGAGAGAATACCATCTTCGAGGGTTGAGCCAGTGACGACTACGTAATCAGCGAGTGTGAATGTCTTGAAGAAGTTCTTCGAAGAGATTCCTTTATGGGAGTATTCACGCTCGTCTTTCTTGCTACCAGTGATGCGTAGCACGGAGTCCATTACCTCGAGATCGATGTCTTCGGGTTTGAAACCGGCGACGGCGAATTCAATGGTGTAATTATCCTCATCAATCTTAATGACATTATGAGGTGGATATGTGCCGAATGTATTCGCTTCAGCCTTCCAAGGTTGGGATTCTAGGAGGTTGAAGAGATCATCGAAGCCAATGAAGAATTGGCGTGGGATGTAGCTGTAGTGACCGACTTGCATTTGTTTCCTTTCCCCCACTTAAGCAGGGACTTGTTGTTGTTTTGTCGACAAACCCCGAAGGCATTCGTCGATTGAATCCGTCTGGACTCAAATTTATTTATATGACGAGCCGCGTATGGACTAAACTTTTTCTGAAGCGAACTTCGTAAAAGCATCCGCGTTGTCTTGCATGCGTTTCTTGACGCCGGCGAATCCGGTCTTGAAGTCTCGGCTATTAAGATACTCGGCCGCGGCTTGAGACCAGTCACCGGCCTTCATGAGCGTCATCGTCTTGGGAGTAGCCTTGGGACCAAGGTCGCCGCGATACCATGCGGAGACGATGCCGTTCTTGACGTACTGAGGAAGTGAGTCGTATTCAGGAAGGGCCTTTCGAATGGCCACCTCGCGCTTGGCGATGTCCTGACGAAGGAGAGCGACGGCCTCTTCGTCCGTGATTCCCTTGGAAAAGTCCTCTCCGGGTTGAAGCTTATGACCATAGGCGATCGTGTCCGATCCGCCCTCGAGGCTGCGATGGGGATACCAGAGACCCTTTGCCTTGTCGTATCCACCCTTCGGATTGTCCTTGGAGTTTTCGTAAGACATCAGTACCTGCTCTGGAGAAGAAGCGTTCATGGGATTGACCTTATGGGCGACTCGAGTGATGGCCGGCTTTCCAGACTTAGGAATCTCTGCCTTATGTGCGGCCATGCCCTTGACGGCAGATAGACCGAGCAATCCAGCCGCGGCCAGTGATCTCCAGTCCTCTTCCAGCTCATCATTGGGAGCAAACGTAAGGATATGCTCCTTGAGCTCAGAGATCGTCTGGGCAGCATCCTTGTGATGAATGCCTATGCCTCCGCGGGAACGCCAGGCGCGAATGTTTTCCTCTAGGTCGTCGATCAGGATGTGTCCGGGTTCTGCCCAATACTTCTTATCCAGACCGTGATCGGCAACGATGACTTCGGGCTTAGGACCGAGGTGCTTAAGGCACCAAGCCTTCTTGCCCTTGACGGCTCGATCGCCGGTCCTCGAGATCGCACCGGCCGTGAGGATGATTGGATTCTTGTCGCGGAGGAAGTCCCAGAGTTTCTGACCGTCTTTGGTCCAGTTGAGATCGGCCCACCAAGCGGATCCGCCGAGGTTGATCAGGCGCCAGAGCTCTTCGAGGCCGAGGTCGCGGACCGCTTCGTCCCAGAGCTTGCCTCCGGTAACCTTCTTGATGGCCGTGTCGAAGTCGACGAGGACGCCGTCCATGTCGCAGTAGATCTGATAAGACGTCACGGCGACGTCCTTATCCTTAATCGGTTGTTTGATAGCCTCGTCGCTCATGATCGTAAGCTATTTATAGGATTTTCTATTTTGCCTTCTTGACCTGACCGATCGAGTATTTAGCGACTAAGTTCCATTGAGCCTTGTCTTTATGGGAGATGATCTTGATCTGACGAAGGGTCGACTTCTCAGTCATGACCTGAGACTTTACGACGTGGACCAGTCCCCAGTCCGAGAGGAGCTGAGCGATCGTGTTGCGTCGTCCGAGGTCGTCGATCGTGAAGTCCGAGGGCTTACCGTCGAGCATGAAGAGCTCCTTGAAGTGGACGATGAAGTAGCGGCCTTGCTTATGTAAAATATGGCACGACTGCCAGAGGGTGTTGATCTCCTTCTTCGAAGCGACGCCGATTCGAGTCAGAGTCTCGCGGACTTTAAGAAAGTCGTCTGGCTCGTTGAGCGTGACCTCCAGCATGTCCTGTGGAGACCAAGGTGCGAGACTCTCAGCACGAGAGGCGTTAGAAATTTCTGAAGTTGAGTACGTCATAACAAAGGTTAATCATTATGACGTTATTTATGCATGTGCTATTTTCCACCGGTATCGAGCGAGAGCCTCAGGGCTTTCAATGAATCCGATGAAAAGAGCGAAAGAACCTGACGTGCTTTCTCAGACGAGTATCCATATGCTCGCTTGATGAGTTCGATGTCGTCCGACTCTTCGTTCTTGAGCCACTTCGAGAAGCGCTTGCGTGGACGAATGGATAGACGAAGAAAGTTGTACTGAGCCTTGACTGGAACCGTAGGCCTACGATTCATCTCATTGGCAAGTAAGATCGTGTCAGAGAACCAGCTGAGTCCACGATTGCACATGAATGGAACGTAGGTCTTCTCCTCCATCAATGGATTCTCAAATAGATCCTTGCCTCGAGCTCCCTCATTGATCGAATTGAGGCAATCGAAGAAAGATAACTTTTTAGATTTTACTTCCATTCGACGTTACACATGAGTTCCGTGAGAGCCGCGACCGTATTCAATTCGCGATCCGCTACAAAACTGTTTTTATATTGATAGTCCGCCAGAATGATGATTGCCTGTGGCACGGATTCAGGCTTAGCCACTTCCGTGATGCAGTCATAGATCGATCGATATACCTGTGCCGGATCGACGTCGTTGTTGTTGACCACCCAAGCGCGCATGGTTCGAAAGTCTTTTTCCTTCAGAGCCTTGATAAGAGCCTGAATGTTTGAGTTGGACAGACCAACCACGGCATTTGCCGAGATCTCACCAGACGAAGAATGCCTCTGACACTCATTAATGATTCTACGCCAGTCGGGCGCGTGCTTGATGATAAGCTCGGCCAGAACCTTGTCCGTGTACTTGACCTTCTCGAGATCGAGGATCTTCTTCAGACGTTCATGGAACTGACCAGCGAGGCCGACGAGTTCCTTCTTGGTCGCGTTGAACTCAACGACGGCCAATCGAGAATGAAGAGGCTCGATGATTCGATTCTTGAAGTTGCACGTGAAGATGAATCGACAGTTGGCCGAGAACTCCTCGATGAACGCACGAAGGGCTGGCTGAGTCGACTGCGGATTCAGATAGTCGGCCTCGTCAAGGATTACGACCTTGTACGAGCCGGTGCCGTCCAACGAAACGGTCGAAGCGAACTGCTTGATCTTGTTTCGAAGGACGTCGATACCTGATTCCTCTGAGCCGTTGATGAGAATGTGATCGAGCTTGAGCATGCCGCACAGGGCTCGAGCGACCGTGGTCTTGCCAAGTCCAGCCGTTCCGGTCAGAAGCATGTTCTGCAACTGACCGGACTTCACGACCTCGTTCAGCGTCTTCTTGAGTGGAGCCGGAAGGATGCACTCGTCGATCGTCTTGGGACGATACTTTTCAACCCAGAGGAATTCGTTCATGTTACTTTGTATAGATGCCTAGAATATCGTCTTCAGAGATCATGAACTTGTCATCGGAATTGATTGCCTTTGCCTTACCAGCAGGAATGACGAGGCGATCTCCGACCTTCACATTCTCTACCTGCGAGCCGATGTGTTCAGCGATGAATTCCACCTCGGGCTCGATCGTCATGATGACGGAGCTCTTCTGAGAGGCGTATGATGTCTGTTTACGAAAGATGACGTTGTTGCTTAGCGGCTTCATGTTAGTATGTATGATCAGATGGTTGAGGTCTTCTCCAGAGCGATGAAGTAATTTACCTTGAAGTCCGCGTGAGTCCATTCGGAGATCAGCTTCGAAGAGACAGCGACCGTGTAGTCACCAGAGAGGACCTTGAGGTTGTCGATCAGGAACTCGAAGGAGAAGTCCTTCTCGAGCGTGTGCTTCTCGGTCAGAGCGACCGTGTAGGTGTTGGCCGACGAGTCCTTCGGATCGAGGACCGCGAGGCTCAGGGCTCCGGACGACGTACCTTTCAGCGCGACGACCGAGTGGCCCAAGACGCCTGCCGCCTTACGGACCTTGCCGAGCAGGTCGTTGGTGAGCTTGACGGTCACGTCGGTCGAGGGCATCTTGATCTCCTTGGACGGAGTGGTCAGGACGGTCGGATTCGCGAAGCGGTACTTGACCGTCGTGGAGTCGTTCGAGAGGATCGCCGAGTCTTCCAGCAGGTCGATCGTCGGATCTTCCAGAAGGCTCAAGGCGGCGATGAACTCGTTCAGGTCGTACACGCCAAAGGTGCGAGAGAAGTTCTCGGGGACCGTGACGGACGCCATGATGTTTTTTGCCTCAGCGATCGTCGAGAAGGTCGAGCCCTCCTTGATCACGAGGTTGGGATTGATGGAGGCGAAGTTCTTCAGAACGTCGACCGTGAATTTGGATAGTTTAAGCATGATGATTTATTTGTTTGTGGATTTAAGAAAGTCTACCGTCTTTTGTGATGTGCCCATTTGATATTCCATCAGGAATAAGAGGCACGTTGCCGCGTGAGCCGCATGAGGAAAGCCAGATTCAGGATCGTTGACTTCGCCTCGAGCGATGGCCCACATGTGTCGTTGAGCCGCATCGAAGTAACGTTTGGAGGAATTCTCAACGTGCCTCCAGTTGTTTGGCGTATACTTGTTGGCGCCGTAGGTCAGGACCTTGGCGACCTCCTCCAGAGCGAACGGAGGAAAGAGCCCGTATTGAGGCTTGCCGGCATCGAACTTCATGCCGGTGATATTGGATCTTGTTGTTGTGACGCTCATAAAAGTGAAACTCGGTGCCGGACCCTGCCGTGATCGAGCGGATCCGGCACCAGAGTTATTTGCCTAGCTTAGGCAACGAGGCGGTACTGATTGACCGTACCAGCGGCGACTTTGCGTTCGCTGCGGCGGGACCAAGGGTTCGAGTAGATCTCGAAGCCTTCTTCGCGCAGTTTGGCGATGACGGCAGTCGGGTTAGCGATACCAGCTTTGCGGGCATCGGAGACCGAGAACTGAGTGCCTGCGCTGAGCGTCTCGAGGATCGCGCCGCGCTGGGTGCCGGTGGCTTTGTAATTCTTGGTCAGTTGTTTGATGGCTGTCTTGCTCATGTTGTGTGTTACTTTCAATGCGACCAATTTTTGTTGTGATTCGCTCCGATACTTGGTCGCCCATATCGAAGAGATTGTTGGATATAATAAACTGCTCCGTGTCGCTTGTACACCGGAAAGTTTATCTATTTTACGACTCAGAACGGAGCTTCGTTCGTGGTCGCAGCCGGAGCCGCTTCAGCGGCCGGAGCCGGAGGAACGATCGACGCGTCGAGCTTGGAGTACAGGTCGAGGAACGCGTTGCGAGTGTCCGTATCGAACCGCGCGATGCACAGCTGGATCGAACGGGCACGGTCGCCAAAGATCGCGAAGGTCTGAGCGATGTGACAGAGGCGGCGAGTCGAGATGACTTCCTCGATCGCTTCGGACTCGAAGGTCTTGCGAATGACCGTGGACCAAGCCACGAGCTTGTCCGCGAAGTCCTCATCGAGCTTGCCGAACTTCTCCATGTGCTTGACGACGATCTTACGTTCGACGGCCTGAGCGGCATAGGGCTGCTCGATGGTGGCTACGAATCGCTCGAGGAATGCCTCGTCGATGATCGTGGCGGCCGCGAAGCGACCGTCCTCGGATCCGCGGCCCTTGGTGTTGGCCGTCGCGATGACGTTGAAGCCGGCCGCCGGCTGGACTACCTGACCGGTCTTCTTGACGAGGACCGGCTTGCCCTCGAGGATGCCCTGCAGGCACATGATCTTGTTGGAGCCGCGATCGATCTCGTCGATGAGCAGGATGCACCCGCGTTCCATCGCCTTGAGGACCGGCCCCTTGCAGAAGACCGTCTCGCCGTTGAGCAGGCGAAAGCCGCCGATCAGGTCGTCCTCGTCCGTCTCGGGCGAGATCTGGACTCGAATGTACTCGCGCTTGAGCTTGGCACACGCCTGCTCGACCATCGTGGTCTTACCGTTGCCGGACAGACCGGAAATGTAGATCGGATAGAACAGGCCGGACTGAATGGCCTTGAGGACCGTGTCGTACTCGCCCCAGCGGACGAAGGTCGGATCCACGTCCGGGACGTAAGCGTCGTCGTTCATGGTCGAGGTGACGGCCTGAGCGAGCTTGAAGACCGCAGTCGGAGTCTGGACCGGCTTCGCTGAGGGCTCGGAGGGAGCTTCGGCGGCCGATTCGACGGCCACGGGCATGATGGCGCCGACGGATCGGGCTGAGCCGGCTCGCGAGATGTCATACTGACCGCGGCCGCATCGAACATGAGGGGCCAGCAGGTTGTCGTTGATGTCCGTCCACGAGGCGCCGAGGGATCGGGCCGTGTCGGCGATGACGTCGCGCTGCCAGACGTTTTGGCCGGGAGAGCGTTCGTGGAGTTTTTCGATGGTCTGTTTGATCACGTTTTTCATAATGTATTCAACTATGCTACTATTCTAAACTGTTTTTATCAAATGTACACAAGAAAATGAAACTATTTTCTTGTTGAATATCAACGACTTGCACACGCCTCAGGCGATCACCTGGCTGAATTTTGAGAGGATCACGCGCTGAGTGCGCTTCGTGTTGTTGAATTCCGTGAAGGCGCGGGCCAGTTTGCCTTGAGACTTCTTGATGTCGACGACCTCGAAGTCCGTATCGAACTCGTCTTCCGTGTCGATGTCCAGATCCTTGCCGGTGGCCAGCACATAATACTCGTCGAAGCCGTATCCACCCTTGACGATCAGACAGTTGTCTTTGCGATAGGTCGTGCGGGCATCTTTCCAAGCGATCGCATTCGACTGCGCCTTGCCAGTGTATTCCATCGCGCGCTCGGCATATCGAATCGCCTGCTGAGGAGAATTCGGAATGAAGAATCCAACGACGGTCGATCCGGTCGCCTTGCGGAGATTCTGAATCAGTTTCTCGTACGAATAAGAGCCTTCGTTCAGAGTGACTTCGCAGCCGCCGAGGTTGCCCTTCATCTTGGAAGCCATGTAGCTGGATCCAGCGGCTTTCGATCCGGCTTCAGTCTGATGACGATGAAGCATGGATCCGTCGCCGTCCGTGAGGAACACCACGTTCATCTTCTGCACCGGATTCGCCTTGCGAAACTCGTTGACGAGGATGTGAGCGGCCACGACGCATTCTTGAAGCGGCGTGCCAGACAGACCTTCGTGGGCCGACATCACCGGACAGTAACTGCCGCTGCCGAGCTCGTAGCCGACCGAGCGGCCGCCGCCCTTGTAAAAGAAAGCCTGCGCGAGGGTCTGCTCGATGGCCAGATCAAACTCGGCCTTGCTCATCTTGCTCGAGAACGTCTGAATCAGGGACAGGTATGACAGACTGATCTCGTCGTGGGCCGTCTCAGCGAGCGGCTTGCCGACCGAGGGATTCGTAAAGCCGTAGACTTCGAACGGGATGTTGAGGCTGCGGCAGAACATGACGAGGTTGACCGTGTGCTCGAGGACGTGGCCGAGCGAGTATGTCATCGAGCTCGAGTAGTCGACGAACATCATCATGCCGTGATTCTTGGCGTTGGCCAGCTTGGTGATCGACTTGAAGATGTCCTCCGAGTAGCGATACGAATGGAGCTTGGCCATGTTGAGCGTGCCAGTCTTGGCGACGGACGCTCGAGAATACTGATGAGCCGCCTTGCGCATCTCGAACTCGCGAGTCAGACCGGCCACGTACTTCTTAGCGGACGCCTTCGTCTCCGTGTAGTGAGCCTTGGTGGCCGGATGAGTCATGTAACCCACGTAGCGAGGCTTCGACTGACGAGCCTCCAGGATCTTTTGATAGGGAGTGATGACGCTCTGGACCGCTTCCTTGCGAGGAGCGAGGAAGTGGACGTACTCGTCCGTCTGCTGAATCGACTTGAGAGCCTGCTCGAAGGACTTGGCCGTCTCGGAGGTGAGCTCGCTCTTGAGCGTCGTGTTGCCAGCCTGAGGGCCAGCCATCGGAGCCTGCTTGTCGGAGTCTTCAGCCTCCTCGTCGGCCGGACCGCTGCCGTTACCCTCGCCGTCGCCGGCACCGTCGCCTTGGCCGTCGGTCGCTTCGTCGTTTGAGTCCTGCTCGGAGTCGTCGCCGGATCCTTCGGAAGATCCAGACTCCTGCTGCTCGTCTTGACTGTCGTTGGCCTGATCGTTCGAGGGAGCCTGAGGAGCATCCTCCTGCTTGTCGCTCTCGGACTTACCAGCCGCCGGAGATCCAGCCTCGTCTTGCTTGCGCTTGCCGACCAGATGGGCGATGTCCTTGCAGATCTGAATGACTTCGTCGAAGTCCTGAGCCTTGATGCAGCGGTCGTAGATCGCCTGCTCGTCGGCCGTCAGATTGACCGCCACGGCTTTGCCAGCCTTGGCATGAAGGTTGAGACGATCGGCAAAATTCATCTTAGAGATGTCCTTGCCTTTGAGACCGAAAAAGTTGTCCGCGACCAGCGTCTCGTATGCTTGACGAAACGCTGTCGCGAGGCCCGGGTACGTGTCTTGAATCATGCGCTCGATGCGAATGTCCTCGACTATGTTGCAGATGTCGAATGGCACCTCGGGGAGTTCCTGACGGAACTTTTCAATGCCAGACATCGGAGTGAAGAGGGCGTGGCCGACTTCGTGTCCGACGAGCAAGTCATAAACGTTCTTGCCTGACGTCTTCCAGATTGGAAGGCCAAGGACACGCGACTTGGTGTCAAAGAACGCCGTGGCGTAGTTGCCGTGTTGGATCCGGAGATTCTCCTTGGCCAAGAGTTTGGCCAGCATCCCCTGCTGATTCATATTGACTTGCTCGATCATGAGATAAGTATACCCCATGCCAGTCAAATGTACACAAAAAAGTGAAAGAATTTTCACGTTGAATATCAACGACTTGCATGAGTTTTGTCACTTTCTTACGCTTTGAGGGTCGAAAAGTTGCCGGTTTTAGCGAATTCCAGCTTGGCCGCCATCTTGTCGGCCATCGCATCCGGCTTGTGGGTGATGACGAAGACGTTGGTGGCCGTCAGCGTGTTGAGGATTCGAAGCAGATTCTCGACGCCCTCGCCGTCCAGAGACGAGTCAAACGTCTCGTCGAGGATCAGCAGGTTAGTCGCGTTGTGATTCTTGAGCTTGGCGATCTGACGCCACGTGAACAGGATCGCCAGATTGATGCGCATCTTTTCCCCCTCCGAGAATGAGGCGTACGAGAAGTCGTCCCGATGACGGGATCGGATCGTCTCGTTGAACGAATCGTCCAGCGTGAATGATACGAAGAAGTCAAGGACGGACAAGTACTGATTGATGAACTTATTCATGAGCGGCACGTACTGCTTGATGACCTTCGCCTTGATGCCCGTATCACGCAGCATCTCTTGAATGACGTCCAGATAAGAACGTTCGTCTATTTGATTCGAGCGTGTCTGAGTGAGCCGTAGGTGTTCCTGCTGACTGACCTGCAGCTCGTCCTCGGCTTGCTTGGTGTCGGACGTGGCCGATGCGTCCTTGAGTTTCTTATTCAGCGCCGCGATCTGATTGTGAAGGGACTGAATCGTCGCGTTGACGGTCGAGAGGGACGACTGGACCTTCATCATCTCGTTTATTCGAGCATTGGCCTGATCCAGTTCCGCATTTGCCTGAGTCAGTGCTTCATTCAATTTACTCAGACCGTCGTTGAATTCGGCCGACTTGGTCGAGCACTGATGGGTCCTTCGTTCCTTGATGTCGCTCTCGATCTTCTGCTGACACGTCGGACACTCGTCGTTCTTCTGATAGAACTCGGATTCCGTACGGATCCTCGTAAGATTGGATTGAATCTGCGTCTGATATCCGATCAGGGCCTGGCGTTTCTTCTGCGCCGCCTTCTGCGCGGCCGTAACGGCCTTCGTGTTGGCATCGAGGACGGATTGATATTCATTCGCCTCTTCCTGCTTGGTCGAGACCTGAGACTCAATGGTCGCGATCTCGTCTCGAATCGACTGCGTGTTGTTTGCATCGATCTGCTTGAGGTCGTTCAGGTGCTTCGTCTGCAGTCTCACCTTTTCCTTGAAGATCGCCAGTTGATTCTCCGTCTCCTTGAGATCCTCACGGGACTTGGCCAACTTCTCCTTGATCAGCGTATTCATGTCCGAGAATACGGAGATGTCCAGCAGTTCTTCAATGACGCCGCGGCGATCCCATACCGGCATCTGCATGAACGGCACGAAGTTGCCGGCACCGAGGACGACGATCTGATTGAATGACTTCTTGTTCATCTTCAGGATGTTCGACTCGAGGACGGCCTGATAGTCGCGCGAGTGGGATTCCTGATTCAGGAGCGTTCCGTTCTTCCAGATCTCGAACACGGACGGCTTGTATCCACGGACGACTCGATACTTGTCTTGGCCGATCGTGAACTCGATCTGGACCTCGCAGTTCTTTCCGTTGACGGAATTGATGAGCTGCGGATTCTTGATGTCGCGATGGGGCTTGCCGAATAGGCCGAAGCAGATCGCGTCGAGCATCGTGGATTTGCCTGCGCCGTTGGCACCGACGATCAGGGTCGTAGGACTTTGATCCAGGCGAATCGTGATAGGCACGTCGCCGGTCGATAGGAAGTTCTTGAAGGAGACGGAACGAAAGGTTAACATGATTAAGCGTTTTCTGCCGCCTGAGCTTCAACGTAGAGTTCCTGCATCATGGACTTCAGACGCTCCTTGTCGAGCGACGTCTCAGTGGCATCAATGTATGTATGTAATAGTTTACCGGTGTCTTCGAGGTCGATCTGCTGATCCTCGACTCGATCGGATGTGAACTCGTCAAACGACTCGACGATCCTGGGCTGCTCGATCGGTCCAGCATCCTGAATGCGTTGAACGAATCGATCGAACTTGGTCGGATTGCCCTTCTTGGCGACGATGACCTTCACGTACTTGCCTTTGAATACGGAGGCATCGATCGAGTCCGGATCTTGCCGCTCGTCATTATACACCACTCGTTCGAACAGAGTAAAGGTATTTTTTACCTGCGTGAGCGCTCGAGTATCCGTATCGAGGACGTGAAAGAACTTTGGATCCTCGCAGTCCGCCCACGTCTGTTCGAATTGAGTGCCAAGATAATGAATGTTGTCGCGGGTCGACTTGGTGTGATAGTGACCTGATAGGACCATCTCGTACCTCTTGAATAGCGCCGCATCCATTCCGTGATCGGACGCCGGCTGTCCCTTCATCATCTCGAATCCGGCCAGTTCTAGGTGGGAGATCAAGATCGGCGCGGCCGCCTTGGCGATGAAGTCGATCGACTCCGCGTAGTTGTCTGGCGCGATCCACGGAAGGAATGCCAGATCGAGGCCGCCAATCTGCTTCACGGTCGGCTTCATCACGATCTCGACGTTCTCGATGAAGTATCCAAGGACCTCACGTAGGCCGCAGAGCTCGTTCGTGTTCTTGAAATACACGTCGTGATTTCCAGGAATGATGATCATGTTCATTCCGTTCTCAGCGAGCGGTTCGAGGAACGCCTTACGAGTACGATGGAGGGCCTTGAAGTTGACGTACTTGCGATGATCGAGGTAGTCGCCGCAGTGAATCACGGTCTTGATGCCGTGCTGCTTGCAGTATGGAAAGAAGACATCGCGATAGAACTTGTCCGTGTAGTCGAGGAATATGTCGGACGCATTGCGCTGTCCGGCGTGAGTGTCGTTGATTATCGCGATGAGCATATAGTAATTAGGACAGGAGAGAAAACAGCTCGAGGGACGAAGTGGTCGACTTCTTGGCCGCCTTCTTCTTGTCCTTCTTGATCGCCTTACCAAACGCCTTGACGGCCGCGTCGCGCTTATGGATCTGCTCGACCTTGTGACGGACCCGTTCCACGATTCCCTCGCCGACCGCAGGAGAGTCACCGGCCTCGCCCTCGCCGAAGTTGGCAAAGTTCTCGATACCTGCCGATTCCATGTAAAGCAATTTGATGTCCTGTGACTTCTTCTCCTTCTGAATGCGACGAATGAATGCAAAGAAGCAGATCTGTGTGAAGTAAGCAAAGGCGTTCGGCAGTCCGGTACGAGTGCCGACGTTCACGTTGAAGTTGGGTACGGCGCGGATGCAATTCTCGACGCCGTCCATCACCATGTCCTCGCGATAGGTGTATCGAACGAAGTTGGGTTTACGAGAGAGGCCCTCGGCGATCTTCAGCAGGCACGTCCCGATGTACTCAGAAAGCTGAGGGAGGGGCTTGCCTTTGGCCTTTGCGGCTTTTGCCAGGATTACGTAGTCGACGATCGCCTTTGAGAACTCGGCGTTGTTGACGTAGTGAGGACGCTCTGACGGTTTGATTTTTTTAGTTGTTGGTTCTGCCGTGATGCTATCTTTCATGTGGACATAATATCATAACTTTCTGAAAAGTACATTAAAGTTTTACAACGCGCTGAGGGAGATCGATTGTAATTTGGACATGTACAACCATTGAAGTGACTGTACAATGGATCCAGACAACAGCAGAGGACAGGGATAGTCAAGGCAAGCTAGATCAGATTGAGGCTAACAGAAGCAGACAGCAGCAGGCTGCGGGATCTTAATTCAGATTGAATCGCTTCTGCTTCGAGAGTTCGCTCTTCAGATACGGAGACACCTTCGGCATCTCTTTCGCTTCCTTCTGCTCCTGGTGATTCTCTTCCATGACGGAGTTGAAGTCTTCGGGCGAGAGGTACTTCTGCAGGTGAGTGAGGAGGTAGTAGCGAGAATAAGCAAACTTCTGTTCGAAGGTCGCGTCGCCCTCGGCGATGACGGAATCGAGATTTACCCTGACGTGTTCACCGGTTCCAGGCATCCATGGCACGTAAGCCGTCTTGACGCGTTCTTCGAGGATGACCTGACAGATCTGCAAGGGACGCTGAAGTACCAGATATGCATCCACGCTGTCGCGATGCTGTTCTTCGGCCAAGAGAATCGAGCCGTCGATCATTCGATATACCTGAATGTCCAATGAGTCGACATATTGCTTAAGATCCGGTGTCATGTAATTATTTATGAGATCGGAACTTCATGCACCTCAAAGTCAAACTTTTCTTTTGTATAGATCTTGGCTCGCTCGATGCCGTGCTGAAGCGTGTAGTTCTTATTGCCTTTCTTCGAGAGATCATCTGCGATGTCGTATACGGTCGTCGGACGATCATCTTCCGTCTTACGAAGTCCACGGCCAATCGACTGAAGCACACGAATCTGAGACTTGGTCGGAGACGCAAAGACGATGTTATGTAGATTTCGAATGTTGATGCCGGTCGAGAACGTGCCGACGGATGCAACAATGACGGCACCTTCTTCCTTCTCGACCAGTCCACGAATGCGTTCACGCTCTTCGGCTTCTACATCACCAGAGACAAAATAAACTTTACGCTTGGTTCCGGCCAACTTCTTCTTGATCATCTCGAAGAGGGGCTCGCCATGCTTCTCGACGAACTGATACAGGACCAGAGAGTTTCCCTTCAGATCCGCGACCAGGTTCGTGATGAACTTATTGCGCGGATCGTGTGAGGTCAGAAAGTCGAGCTCGCCCTGATAGTCGAGGTCTCCGTACATCTTACGCAGGGATTCCGGATACTTCAGCACGATCATGTGAATCTTGAGCTGAGCCAGTGTGCCGATGTCGATCAGCTCGGCCGTCGTCGTCACCTGAAAGACCGGACCAAACGCGCCCTCGAGGACGAGCTTATTCATCTTGGCATCGTCACCGCCAGGAAGGGTACCAGTTGTTCCGATACGAAACCAAGCATTCTTTAGCCAGCTCATGATCTTCGTCAGAGATGCGGCCTTGAACAGATGTGCTTCATCACCGAATACGGCGCCAAACTTCTCGAACCACTTCGCTCCCATCGTGATGGCCGACTGCCAAGTCGTGATGATGACCGGTGCATCCGTCTCCTTCTCCTGACCAGAATAGATTTTATGGAGCATCTTCTCGGGATCGAATGACTTATCCTTCGAAGAATAGTCCGAGAAGTCCTTGTACATCTGCTCGACCAATGCCGTGGTCGGAACAATGACGATGGCCTTCTTCGTAGGAGCCTTCATGTTGTCCAGATACCAGCGCAGAAGCTCGTAGATGATCAAAGACTTGCCAGATCCGGTCGGAGATACGAGTAGGACCTTCTTATTCGCAATAGCACGATCAATGGCCGCCTGCTGATAATCACGTATCTCGAGGTCCTTACCGTCATTGCCAGTAGCCGGATAGATGGCTTCCGGCGCTCCTGGTTCAGCTTCTGTGAGCCTTGGAAGCTCCAACCCTGATGCCAGTATCAATTCGTGCTTACGCGACTCGCAGAACTGTGCCAGATGATATAACAAACCGCCGGGCAAGGACTGATTACGAAGATTGAACAGTCTGACCTTGCCGTCCCAGTGATGATTGCGAAATGCTGGAGAGAACTTGTAACCGGGACTCAGAAACGAAAAGAACTCCGAAAGCTCCTGTAGGACTCCGGAATCCTCACAGGTAATTCTCAGGTGAGCCTGATCGATCTGACTAACGTGTATTGCACTCATGTGTTATGATCCTGCCGTAAATCGTCTCCAGTCGATGCAATTACGAATGTGCTGATGTCTCCATCTCAGCGTATCCAATATCTCCGTCAATGCATCGACCGATGTTTGAAAATATGTTTTCTTGTCTATTAGTACTCGAAGCTCCGCGTCCGAGTCTATGTATGTTTCCAGATCCGAGCGAAGAGGCTTGGCACCTCCATTGAACGGATCATATGGCCACTTTCTCTCGTCCATCTCCTCCTTCGTCATCTTTCCAGTGAAGTACATCCACTTGGCATGTCGAGTCTCGGAGAGTTTCGAATCTGCCAAGCGAAGCTTTAATTTAAAGTCCGTGATGTATGAGAGGTACTTGGCATGAATCTTGGCGAACTTCAGTGTTGAATCGTCGAGCGCCAATGAATCCACTTGACAGTCTGATTCCCATTCCTTGATGATCTCTTCAATGTTTAGCATAATGTAGTGAATTTATTTATACTAAAAAAGCTCCACCCTTTCGAGCGGAGCTTTTCTATAGGGTGATACTGTATTAAGCCGCCGTAAGCTTGAAAGGACCGTCGAACTCAACGCCCTCTTCACGCTTCTGATCTTTATAAGCCTGAGCGTCTTCCTTGGCCGCAAACAGCAACGGGATTGCCGCACCGTCTTCAGAAGCACTGGTGAGGATGATGTAGGGTTGCTTATTAAGAGGATTGCCGGCATCGAAGAACGGAACGACTTTGTTATGCAACGGATTGGTCTTATAGTCGCTTAAGAGCCAACTTACGCTGCTCTCTGAGAGAATGGATTTGCTTTCACTGATTAAGTTTTTACTCATATAGGCTTTATTTATAATAATTAAGAAATGATAACAAAGTTATTGAATCTCAAAGTCATCTCACAAGAGATGTACTCGACGGATTGTGCCTGTGAATTGAATGCTAATTCACCGATCGATGTTGGAAAAGCATCGCGAAATTGAAATTGCTTATTAAACGTATTCTTCGATGTAAGAACCGAAAGAATCAAATCTGAACGACTAGGAGGAATCGATCCATTCGGAATCTGATTTGAATTGATGAGCATCCAGTTATATGCTTCCGTGTAATTGGCCATGTCCTCGTCGACCATGAACTTCAGACGAAGAGTATCATATGCCAGAGTATCTCCAGGAAAATAGCCTTGTTGATTACGGTAATTGTCCTTGACCTCTCCCATCGTGACGGATGGCAGATTCACGGATGTACAATAATACTCAAGATTTGTAAAACTGGGTCTCTGAATGGTCAACTTAAAATTGACCTGCTGTAGAAAATTGACGTTAGTTGTTAATGCGCTCATGATCATTCATATTTATGGACAAAGAAGAAGGGGCTCCCCTTTCGGAGAGCCCCTCGATGGAACTACTATTCTAATCTCAAGGACTAGCTGGTAGCACCCTGAGCACCGCGAAGGCTCAGGTTACGGACCTGGAAGGTACGATAGTAGAAGTTACCACGATCGTTACCGTTCTGGGCACCAGCGGCAGCCGGATTGATCTGCTGCACGAACGGATTCGCAACCACGCCGTAGCGGGTCTTGAACGCGATGCGCGGCTGGAACGTAGCCGGGTCGATGGCGCGGACCATCGTGAGGGGAACGTACGGCGCGTAGAAGATACCAGCGTCGTACGGGTTCGAGCCACGATAACCCACCGTGATGTAGTCGACATAGGCATACGGATCAACGTACACTTTGATGCGACCGTTAAGCACACCAGCGAAGGTGTTGCCGGTGTCGTCGACTTCGAGCTTGGTGCTCAGAGCCGGGCTGTAATCCAAAGAACCAGCGGCCGCCAGAGCGGAAGCCACGTTGCTGGAGCACAGGATGAAGTTACCCTTACCGCGACGGGTGTCTTTGGCGATCTGGTTCGCTTCGAGCTCAATAGCCATGTGCAGGCTCTTGTAGCGCTCAGCGGCCCAACGGCCGTCAGCGTCAGTCTTGACGTCGTAGACGCCAGGGTTAGAATAACCAAAACGAGCGCCGAGGACGGCTTTCGCATTGATCGTCTCGATGACTTCACGGTTGATTTCGAACAGGATCTCGGACGAGAGGATGTTCGCCAGTTCGGATTCAGCATCCAAACCATGAACGGCCTTGAGGTCCTGAGCGAGCTCCATCGTGTAAGACGCTTTGAGCGCGCGAGTGTTCGCGGTCACAATCGTCTTCTCGATGTCGAAGCCCATTTCAGCGAACTGAGTGCCACCGCTCTGACCGAGAGCTTCACCAGTAGTCGTAGGCAGAGCCACACCGACCGTATACGGAGCCGTGCCGGCATAAGAGCCGTTACCGGAGAACGCCGAAGCGACCGGAGCCAGGTTCGCGAACAGGATCGTCGTACCGGTAGGAACAGACGACGTAGGAGTCGTGTCCAGGGTGATCGTCTGAGCCGAGAACGTGGTGATGCGCGTTCCAGGAACGATGCCCTGAGCGATGACCAAGTCACCGATAGCGATACCAGTCACGGCCGCGGAACCAGTCATGACCAACGTAGTGGTCGAGCAGGTCACGCCGGAAGCGGACGAGTAGTACGAGTTAGTAGCACCGATGGTGACGCCAGAGACCGTGATGCCGGTTGCACCGGTCGTGCCCTGGATGCCGCCATACAGCGCGTCGTCGCCAGCCGCAATGCTCTGACCGGAGCCAGTGTTCAGCGCGGTGGTGTACTTAGGCTTGAGCGCGAAGATCAGACCGGTAGGTCCGCTCATCGGCT